CTCTCCTTTTTTTTATTTTTGGAGTACAAATGGAAATTCAAATTAAAGTAGACGAATTAAAAAAGAAAAGTCTTTTTGTTGCAACACCTATGTACGGTGGAATGAATCATGGATTGTACATGAAGGCTTGTCTTGATCTACAAGGCCTCTGTATTCAATATGGTGTCAATGTTAAATTTTCATTTTTGTTCAATGAATCTTTGATAACCCGCGCTAGGAATTATTTGGTTGATGAATTCTTGCACCGTTCTGATGCAACACACATGCTTTTCATCGATTCGGATATCAATTTTAATCCTCAAGATGTTATCGCAATGTTAGCTTTGGATAAAGATGTAATTGGTGGTCCATACCCTAAAAAATCCATCAAATGGAAAAATGTTAAAAAAGCCGCATTGATGCATCCAGATATTGAACCCCATCTACTAGAGAAAGTTACAGGTGATTATGTGTTCAATCCTGTTAAAGGAACAGCACAATTTTCGGTGTCTGAACCTCTAGAAGTTATGGAAATCGGAACAGGTTTCATGATGATTAAACGTGAAGTCTTTCCTAAGATGGAAGAAGCTTATCCACAGCTTCGCTATCGTCCAGATCATGTTGGTCAGGCTCATTTTGACGGTTCTCGTTATATTCATGCCTTCTTTGATACTATTATCGACACGAAAGAATCTGCAACAGGTGGTGGTTCTGATCGATACTTGAGCGAAGATTATATGTTTTGTCAATTGTGGCGTAAACAAGGTGGACAAATTTGGTTGTGCCCTTGGATGCGTACACAGCACATCGGAACTTATCATTTCCAAGGCGACATGCCTGCTGTAGCAAATTACGTTGGAGAAATGTAATGATCGTTGGTTTACTTGGATTTATTGGTTCAGGTAAAGGTACCGCAGGTGATATTCTTAAAGATATGGGTTTTACCCCTATCAGCTTTGCGAAAGGCGTTAAAGATATCACCGCAGAAATGTTCGGCTGGCCTCGTCATTTGCTTGAAGGTGATACACAACATTCAAGAGAATGGAGAGAAAAGCCGGACAATTTTTGGTCTTATGAATTCGGTAAAGAGTTTACTCCACGTTTAGCATTGCAATTGATGGGCACAGAAGTTGGTCGTGGAATTTTTCATGAAGACTTCTGGGTAATCAAGATGAAAAATTATATTGACAATGCACCAGAACAAAATTATGTTATCACGGATGTTAGATTTAGAAATGAAATTGATTTCATCAATCGTCATGGTGGCACACTAATTGAAATACGTAGAGGTATTACACCACATTGGTATGATATTGCAGCGAAAGCGAACCGAGGAGACTATAAAGCCGAATCTTTCATGAAAGATTCCGTTAACGTACACGAATCCGAATGGAGATGGGTCGGCGCGGATATTGACCACACCATAGACAATGATGGAAGTCTGGAAGAATTGAAAAATAAAATCACAAATTGCTTGAAACTTTCTTTTGGAGATGATACAATTCGTGAATCTATTGAAGGAGTATTGTAATGAAACTATCTAGCGACACAATCAACATTTTGAAAAACTTTTCTGTTATCAATGAAGGCATCTACATCAAAAAAGGTTCTGTAATTGAAACGATTTCTAAACAGAAAAATATTCTCGCCCGAGCAGAATTGTCTGATACATTTGAAGATGAGTTTGGGATCTATGATATCAATAACTTTTTGGGTGTTGTAACTTTTAACGGAGAACCCAATCTAGAGTTCGAAGATAAAGATATCATCATTAAAGGTTTTTCTGGTAAGAGCAAAACTCAATACCGCAAAACACCAAAAAATATGATTATCGTTCCACCCGATAAAAAGATCAACATGGAAAATGCTGAAATTCATTTCAACTTGACAGCGGAAGAAATCAAGTGGTTTACTCGTTGTGCTAGTACATTGAGTTCGCCAAATATTGCTTTCAAGTCTGATGGTGAAACAATTGAAGTCAGAAGCTATGACACCAAAAATGATGGTGCAAATATCAATTCTACTGAAATTGAAAGCAAAGGTAATGGCAAAAAATACAACATGATTTTCTCAACTGAGAATATCAAATTGATCGAAGGGTCTTATGACGTTACCATTTCTTCTAAAGGTATCAGTCATTTCAAGAACACTTCTTTGCCGATTGAATATTGGATTATGTCTGAAACTGGATCAAAATACGAAGGTTAATATGACAACAGTAACTACACTTTATGGTACTTTTACCGAAGAAGATTTGAAGTCTATCAAAGATTCTTTGAATGAAATCTCTAATGAATTGACAATTATTGAATCTCATAAACAGGCCATCAAAGACATTAAAGATGCCATGTTTGATGCACATAAAATTCCCAAAAAAGTTTTGAATAGGATGGTAAAAACACACTATAAACAATCCTTTCAACAGGAAATTGCTGAAGATAATGAGTTCGAAGCATTGTATGTCGGACTAACTGAAACAAAATGAGCGATAAGTTACGTAGAAATTTTGTAAAAGGCCTGGGTTTATCAGGCCTTTTTTTGGCTGGCGTTGCGGGTTACAAAGAAGTTAAGGAACGTATTGTTTATAAACAAGACGAACTTCCAACAGAAGAATTGGAAAAACAGCTTGAAGGTAAACCTGTCTTACAGTTGCAAGCCACATACGGAACACCTAAACCTCGAAACCCCAATTCACTTTATTTTATTGGATTTGGAGAAGAATATGTTGAAGGAACAAGAAAAGATGTGAAAGTGAACATTGTACCTGGACCTGATGGTAAACTTTACGTCAAAGAGAATGACAAATGGCGTAAAATCTGATATACTTGTGTTTTATATTATGGAGAAATTGAATGGACTTGGATCACCTTCTTTGGGTCGAAAAATATCGCCCGCACACTATTGAAGATTGTATTCTTCCCGACACCCTTAAAACTACATTTCAGGAATATGTTAACAGAAAAGAAATCCCAAATTTGCTTCTTGTTGGATCCGCAGGCGTTGGAAAAACAACAATTGCAAAAGCACTCTGCGAAGAAGTCGGCTGCGACTACATCGTTATCAACGGATCGGACGAAGGCCGCCTTATTGAGACCTTCCGAGTCAAAATCAAAAATTATGCATCGTCAATGAGTCTTTCTGGTGGCCGAAAGGTCATCATTATTGATGAGGCAGATTATACGAATGCTGAGTCTGTTCAGCCAGCTTTGCGTAATTTCATGGAAGAATTTTCGATCAATTGTTCGTTTATTCTGACCTGCAATTACAAAAATAAGATTATTGCTCCTCTACATTCTCGTTGTTCCGTTGTTGAATTTAAAATTCAGAATGGCCAAAAGGCTAAAATGGCCACACAATTCTTCAAACGTGTGGAATGGATTCTTTCTCAGGAAAAAATTTCATATGAAAAAGAAGTCGTAGCCGCAGTTATCACGAAACATTTTCCTGATAACCGAAGAATTCTGAATGAGTTGCAACGTTATGCTTCGAATGATGCACGTACCATTGACAAAGGTATTTTGGCTTCTGTTACGGATGTCAATATCAATAATCTTGTTAAATTCATTTCTGAAAAAGATTTTCAAGGTGCAAGAAAGTGGGTAACTAATAATGTGCATAGTGATGCACAATCAATTATTCGTTCCATTTATGATGGTCTGTATGATTTCCTAAAGCCTGATAGTATCCCGCAGGCTGTACTGATTCTATCAAAATATCAATATCAATCGGCTTTTGTTGCAGATCAAGAAATTAATTTGATGGCTTGTGTCACTGAATTTATGATTGAATGTGAGTTCAAATAATGAAAAGTTTTGAATTGATGAATTTAAATTGGGTGACATTCGAAGAAGTTCTTAATTACACTAAGAACATAACAACAATGGTGTATTCATTTGCATGGTGTGATAGTAAACCAAATAACACAACATGGCCTTTCATGTTAAAGGAAACTTTCTACATTGGAATGTCTGGAGGTTTAAATTCTGATTTTACTGGAGATAAAAAGAATCCTAAAAAAAGTAAAGTTAGATACACAACCGCACCACATCAGAGAATGAAAACACACAGTAGAATGTTTAAGAATCCATATTCAAATTTTGGTTCTGAAAAAAGGAAATATGAGATTTATCACGAATGTTTTGATGTATTCTCAACTTATGGTAAAATACTATGTGTTGCGCTTTTGACACCGAAAGACCATGTAAAAAATAACGTCAAAAGAAACGTGATTTCGATGATAGAATCTGAACAGATTTATGAATATTCTAACCTATTTAATGACCCACCCTTGTTGAATTTAGCAGAATCTGACAATGTTAGTGATTTGTTGAAAATTGAAAACTCACATTCACAGCAAGCGATTCGTAAAATTAAAGAACAAGATTTAACAAGATTCATGTCTTAAAATGGCTGACCTATTTAAAGAAATTATTCCAAGCATCTTACAAACCAAAAAAGATGTGCTGGACAATGAAAAGGATTATAAACCATATCTGGTAAATCGTTCACTGTCATATCATATTGATTGCATTTTATATGCAAATCAAATGAACATGAATCACCATATTGATGAAAAACTACAATACCAGTTTTTTCTAAATACTATACGGCCGATGAAACGGAAATTCCAACCGTGGCAGAAAGCATCGGTTTCAAAGGATATCGACTGCGTAAAAGAATATTTTGGTTATTCGAATGATGTTGCCAAAGAAGCTTTGCGATTGTTGACGGTTGAACAAATCACTTTGATAAAAGAACAATTAGAAAAAGGTGGAGTGAAAAAATAATGGTAAAAATAGAAGATATGGTGGAAGTGACTTTAGAGGAAAAAGACGACTTTTTAAAAGTTCGTGAAACTTTAACTCGTATTGGTGTCGCTTCAAAAAAAGAAAAAATACTTTACCAATCTTGTCATATTCTTCACAAGCAAGGTAAATATTATATTGTACATTTTAAAGAATTATTTTCTTTGGACGGTAAACCTACCGACATTACTGAAAATGATATCGCTCGGAGAAATACTGTAGCAAACTTACTATCTGATTGGGAATTAATTAAGATTGTAAATCCAACAAAAACGGAAGATCCTATTGTTTCTTTATCACAAGTGAAGATTATATCCCACAAAGAGAAAAACGAGTGGCAATTAATACCGAAATATAATATCGGAAAAAAACCACAGACGAATAAATAATTATATCCCTCGGGATGGGAACAAGGAGAAGGCAACCTTGTAAAAAACCTTCACCGCTTATGCCTTTTGGGTAAGCACTATTATTAACTCGCTTTTTAAGGAGAAAAAAATGAACTATGGTAGATCGCTACTTCCTGCAACTGTTGGTTTCGACCGCCTTCTTTCCACAATGGAAGAATTTGACCGTATGTTAGACGGTAACAAGGTCCCAACATATCCACCTTACAACATTATCAAAGAAGGTGATAACAATTACACCATTGAGATTGCCATTTCTGGCTTCAAAAATGATGAAATTGAAATTACCACGGAAGGTAACAAGTTGTATGTCAACGGTGCAATTAAGCTTGCACAAACCGAAGGTCGTGAATACCTACACAAAGGTATTGGAACAAGAAACTTCACACACAAATACACCGTGGCTGATACGGTCGTTGTGAAGGGTGCCGATATTGTTGATGGTCTTCTAGTTATTCAATTGGAAAATATGATTCCTGAGGAGAAAAAACCTAGGAAAATTGAGATTGGCAAAAAAACAACAGAGCTATTGACATGATGTAAAAAAACATGTAGAATTCAGCCATGTAGCTTGGATTCTATCATGGAAATTTATCTGTCATCTCTAAGTCTTTTTGCAATGGGCACTTTTATCGGTGCCCTTTTTGGTCGGTTAATTACCTTTGGTGTCCTTGCGGTTTCCTTAATTTGTATGTTGGTGATAAAATCATGAAAACGAAAGAACATAAACCCGTAAAAATGCGTAATAAAATTTCTCTACAAGAAGTCTATTACACTTATACGCATTGGCCTGTTCGTGAAATTGATGGTGTCTCATTTTTACCTGTGGTAAAAGAGTTGCCAACAAATCAAAAAACGCCTACAATACATTATATTCGGAAAGATTCTCTGGAGAAAGTTTTATGAAAATTGCAGTTTGCTCGGATGTTCATCTTGAATTTGGACCTATTAGCCTCGAAAACACCGAGAATGCTGATGTTCTTATCTTGTCCGGCGACATTTGTGTTGCAAGCGGACTAAAGGAGCGTGACACTTATAATGTCATGGGTGAAAATGATAAATCCAATCAATTTCATACGTTCTTTCAAGAATGCAGTTCTAGATTCCCTGCCGTCATTTACATCGCCGGGAATCATGAACATTATCATGGTGATTATGCTAAGTCTATTGGAATTATCCGTGATCGTCTTGGTTATCTGGTTAATGTCCATGTTCTAGATAAAGAATCCGTTATTCTGAATGGTCATCTATTCATTGGTGGTACTCTTTGGACTGATATGAATAAAGAAGATCCTGTAACCCTGAATCGCATCAAAGATTACATGAATGACTATCGAATCATTGAAAATAGTAATGAACAGGTAAGTTTTAAAGTTTATAAAGAAAAACTAAAACCGGTTGGCATGACTGATGAAGAGTGGTTGGCGCAGCCTTATGATAGCCGAGTTGTTATGAAATTTGAAACTCGTCCGGCAAAATTTTCTCCGGAAGAATCCATAAAAGATCATAAGGCTATGTTGGAATATATTAAGAACACAATTGATCTTAATCCGAATGTGCCTGTGGTTGTTGTCGGTCATCATTCACCGTCAAAGTTGTCCGTGAAACCGCGTTACAAAGGTGATGTGGTTGTGAATGGTGCATATAGCTCGGACTTGTCTGAGTTTATTTTGGATCATCCACAAATTAAATTGTGGACACATGGACATACACATGATGTATTCGATTATATGATTGGTACAACTCGTATCGTTTGTAATCCTCGTGGTTATATCGGTTATGAAGATCGTGCGGAAGATTTTAATTTAAAATTTTTGGAGATTTGATTATGCCTTTGTTTGAGATTGACGTTTTGGTTCCTTTCCGCAACAAGTATATTATTGAAGCTGATACACTGGAACATGCATATGATGAATTGGTTATGACTGAGCATAGTCGTGAATTTGATGAAGTTTCACAAAAGTTTTTGGGTGAACAAATCATTGAAGGTAGGGAAATTAAACGTGAGGATGTTCCGGTTTTAATTAACCGTCTTAAAAATATTAAAGAAGAATTATGTTGTCACTGGATGGAAGATAAACTAATCCATAAGGTGAATTACGATAAATAAAATATTCCGGCGTTCGTATAATGGATAATACAAGGGTCTTCTAAGCCTTGAATATGGGTTCGATTCCTGTACGCCGGACCAAATTATAACAAAAGGAAATATATGTCTGTAACATTAAAAAATCTTGAGAGTGCATTGGCTGGTGAATCTATGGCACATATCAAGTATCGTTATTTTGCTAAAATTGCCAGAGAAGAAGGATTCGAAGAAGTTGCAAAACACTTTGAACATACTGCTGACCAAGAAATTAAACATGCTTGGGGTCACCTTGAGCTTTTGATTGGTAAACCTTCAACTAAAGAATGCCTTGAGAAAGCTATTGCAGGTGAAACTTATGAATATACAGAAATGTATCCTCAGTTTCTTTCAGCCGCCGTGACTGAAGGTAATCATAATGCAGCACAGATTGCAAAAGAGCAAATTCAGGAAAGCGAAGAACATGCTCTACAATTTATGGAAGTATTGAAACTGGCTGAAAAACGTTTTGCAGCACTTCAAAAAGTTGAGCAACGTCACGCAGAAGCATATAAAAAAGTATTGGAGAATCTATAATGTCTGAAAAAGTTTACGTTTGTGTTGTTTGTGGTCATACACTATCCGAGGCTGATTGGTTAAGCTTACCAGACTCTGCAAATTGTCCGGAGTGTGGTGTTTCTAAAAACGACTACGTTTTGATGGAATGAAACAAAAGTTCATTGATGCATATATGAAAACGGCCGAGATATTCGCAGGACTATCTTCGGCTCGTAGGCTTCATGTTGGTGCGATTATCGTAAAAGATGACCGCATCATTTCTATTGGTTACAATGGAATGCCTTCTGGTTGGGATAACAATTGTGAAGATAAAGAATACATGAGTGATAATGCCGGCGCCTGGCTGTCACCTGAAGAAATTGAAGAACGTTGGCCATATAGTGAACAACAGTTACCAAAAACCGAAAATCTTCCATGGCGCCGTTACAAACTAACAACCAAACCAGAGGTGCTTCATGCTGAAACGAACGCAATCAGTAAACTCGCTAGAAGTAATGAAGCTGGCGATAATTCTACTATGTTTTGCACTCATGCTCCATGTCTTAATTGTGCAAAGCTAATTTATCAGTCTGGTATCAATTCTGTTTATTATCGTAATAGCTATCGAAGTGAAGATGGCATACAATTTTTGGAAAAAGCAGGTGTGACGGTAAAGAAGATTTAATTTCATAAGGTGAAACACCACGGAGTCTAAATACAGTATAATAGGTGATTAACTGGAGACTCGTATGAAATTGAGAATAGTTAATTGTCCTGATAAAGATTTCAAACCCTTCGTCGAGAGGGCTGTTCATTTTTACGGACAAAGCCTGATGAGTAAACGCCTGCTCGACAATATAAACCTCAAGGTCAAATTCAATCCAAAATTGAATGTTTGTGGCTTTGCTTCCGTTGAAGATTATAACAACTCCGGAAAACCAAGAGAATTTTTAATTGAGATTCATTCTTGGATTGGTGCAAAAGAAATTTTCAAAACACTTGCACATGAAATGGTGCATGTCAAACAGTTTGCATATATGGAGACCAACGATTCTTTGACACGTTGGAAAGGTGCTGTGGTAGATCCTGACAACTTGGATTACTACAAACACCCTTGGGAAATTGAAGCGTATGGAATGGACACCGGTCTGTTTACAAACTTTGCCATAAAAGAAAAGCTGTGGGAAATTTTTGAAGGCATTCAAGATCCAACAACACCAATAGAAAAGAAAAAATTGGGTTGGAAACAAAAATAATTTTAAAAATTTGAAAAACCACTTGACAAGTTGCCTATATACTGTTAGAATTTAATTTTTATTGGAGAAATTCTTTGTTACTCATATCGAAACCCGTTCTGTTAACATGCGAGTATCGCACACCATTTATTGGTAGCGATAATCAGTCATGGGCGAACGGAAAAGGGGTATGTGGAACCTAAGAACATCTAAAAAGTAAATCAAAAGTTTCACAAACCCCAGACCTAAAAAATCTGGGGTTTTTTGTTGTAATCTTACAACAGATGTGTTGACAAAACAGAAAAATCTGATACAATACACATCTTCGCTTGAGAAATCAGGCACAGTTCTTTAAAAAGTTAAGTGTAATTTGATCCCGGATGGTGTAGTGGCAGCACAGGAGACTTTGACTCTCTTAGTATAAGTTCGATTCTTATTCCGGGTGCCATAAGTATAACAATTGAGTGTAGATGTTGAGAAAGCAAGAGCCTCGAAATTCTTGTGAGTTGGGACTAATTATCCTAGTAGCAAACAAGTAACAACTATCACTACGTACCTCTAACCCTGCCGGCTTTATATCAAGGGTAAAATGCTGTCGAATGAGGGAGGCGACAGACTTAGTTGTTATTCTTATGGCTTATTGGAAGCGTGGCAGAGTCCGGTTTATTGCAACAGTCTTGAAAACTGTCGGCTCGAAAGGGTCCGTGAGTTCGAATCTCACCGCTTCCACCAAACACGGTGAAGTGCCCGAGAGGCCTAAGGGAGCGGTTTGCTAAACCGTCGATTCATGAAAATGGGTCCGTGGGTTCGAATCCCACCTTCACCACCAATTGTAAATGAAAGGTAATAAATGAAAACGAACAGTTCTTTCAAAATGTCTAAATCGACAAAACGTTTGCTTGCAATGCTTCCTTATGCAGATCAAGAACAACGTATTGCATTTAAACATGCTATGATTGGTGCACAACATTCTCCAAATGTTGCACCGAAAACAAGCAAAGATAAAATGCTAAAAGAAACAGAAGCAGATTAAAACCCGCCGTAGCTCAGGGAGAGCAGGGGGTCTTATAAACCCTTAATCTAGATAAGGTCCAGGATGTGGTTCGACTCCACACGGCGGGACCAAATAATGTGGGTGTGGCGGAGTGGTCCAACGCAACTGTCTGCAAAACAGTAAAATCGTCAGTTCAAATCTGACCACCCACTCCAAATGTTGTTTTTCTACAACACACTGGTTGACAAAAAAGCCAGTTCATGTAGAATACGTTTCATCGATTGAGAAATCAATCATTGTTCTTTAAAAAGTTAAGTGTAATTTGATGCACCTATCGTCTAACGGTTAGGACGCTGCCCTTTCAAGGCGGAAACGAGGAGTTCGATTCTCCCTAGGTGTGCCATTTCTTTTGTTGATTGTAAGCCACGGCAGAAACGTTCAATGCTGAGTAACTATGTACATAATTGCGGTAATTCTAGACAAACCCGCATGAGCATAGCAAATAGTGCAGTCAACAAAACAAATGGTAAAAAATCAAATGCGGGTGTAACTCAGAGGCAGAGTAACTGGCTTTTAACCAGTAAGTCGAGATTTCGAAATTCTCCACCCGTACCAAATTTTGGAGGTCTTGATGCTATGGCGTGTGCATCCCCGGACTGTAAATCCGGTCCCTCGTGGTAAACAATCTTGGTTCGACTCCAAGGACCTCCACCACAAATACTAAGACAACACTTAGTAAGATGAGTAGATGAAAACCGACCCAGGGTGAGATCCTGGGCTTCAGCGGCGGGACTCTGATCCAAGACCTGACGAACGATAAGCAAAGTCGGTCCAGTAGGGGTAAGAAAAGTGTTGTCAGCGGAAAAAGCTGCCGAAGGACAGAAGTTACAAACATACACATTTGATATCTATAGAATCGAGTGGCAATTTGTTTCTAACGCCGTGTATTCCTTCAAGAATTTTGGTCTCAAAGTGTTCATGGACGCACATCAGCCTGTCACGCTGAAAGAAGGGGATCGTTACCCCTTGGGACCGCCAAGTTTATTCCGGTGTAGCACAGAGGTAGTGCAGGTGACTGTTAATCACTTGGTCGTTGGTTCGATCCCAGCCACCGGAGCCACTTTTAGAATGCGTTCAGCAATTAAAAACTTTACTTGGAATAAAGCAAAAAAGCATTCTGTTTTATAATGCCCCGGTGACGGAATTAGGTATACGTGTTGGTCTTAGAAACCAAATTTTAGGAGTTCGAGTCTCCTCTGGGGCACCACTTGACTCGCTTTGATTGATGGCGTATAATAAGATAAATAATCAATCATTTTTATGAAGCACATTGTTAGTTAAAGGGGTTGGCGTCCTGAAGCAGAAGCGGCCAGCAGCCAATTGGGTTGATCTTCTGTCAGTGTGTTTCATAAAGATTGGGGGATTAGTGCTAATGGGAACACACTTGTTTTGCAAGCAAGAATTAGGAGTTCGATTCTCCTATCCTCCACCAAAAGATTTTTGCCCCTGAAGCATTGCTGGCGATGCAACTGATTTGTAACCAGAAGATAGGCGGTTCGATTCCGTCCGGGGGCACCAAGTTTTATGCGGTCGTTTTAAACAACAATAGGGTCCACCTGTTGTCTACGTGGGAATCGTAGTGACCGCTCCAGTTTTATCCGTGTATAGCGCAGTCTGGTAGCGCATCTGGTTTGGGACCAGAGGGTCGGGAGTTCGAATCTCTCTACACGGACCAGTTTTTATTGCGGCGTAGGGAAATGGTATCCCACTGGCCTCATAAGCCAGAGGTAGTTGGTTCGATTCCAACCGTTCGCAACCAATAAGGTTGTATGACGTAGACGGATGCGTACCGCCCTCATAAGGCTAGGAGGTTGGATCGTTACCAACTACAACCACCAAAATATCCGTCCTTAGCTCAATGGATCAGAGCATTTGGCTACGAACCAAAAGGTTGGGGATTCGAATTCCTCAGGGCGGTCCATATATACCCGGTTAGCTCAAAAGTAGAGCATACGACTGATAATCGTAAGACAGAGGAGCGTTACCTCTACTGGGTACCAATTTTAGAATCGTTTCAGCAAACCAATACTTGTCTTTGGATGACAATTTGCCTTCTAAGCAAACTAAGTAGGTTCGATTCCTATAGTAAGCGATTCTGTTGTACGTTATCTCGGTAGCTCAACTGGCAGAGCAGCGGTCTCCAAAACCGAAGGTTGAGGGTTCGATTCCTTCCCGGGGTGCCAATTTTTTAAAAGGAGAAATAACATGAGTGATGGAGGAAAAGGTTCAAAGCCACGCCCATTCAGTGTTTCGAATGAAGAATATGCAAAACGTTGGGATGCTATTTTCGGAAAAGATTTAGAAAAGGATCTTCGTGAAAAAGCATTGCAACAAATGGTCGATGAGAATCAGAGGCTAGGGCTTTATGATGATCTAGACCAACAACTGAAGAGTAGTGGTAACTATAAATAACAGAAAGTGAGTTAATATGTTCAACAAAAAAATTAACTTGGAAGAAGTTAAAGCCTATGTAGAAAGTTGCGGTCCAGAAACCAAAATTTATCTGGGCTGCGATTCAGAAAAAGTTAAAGTGAACGGCGTATGGTATGCTGACTATATCATTGCTATTGTTGTTCATATTGACGGTAAGCATGGTTGTAAAATTTTTGGTGAAATTCAGCGTGAGCGAGATTTCGACCAACAGAAAAATAAACCTCGGATGCGGTTAATGACCGAGGTTTATAAAGTTGCTGAAATGTATGTTGCACTTGCTGCAACTATACCGAACGATATTGAAGTACATCTTGACATTAACCCAGATATGATGCATAATTCAAGTATCGTTGTGAATGAAGCAATCGGTTATATCAAAGGTATGTGCAATGTTGTACCAATGGTAAAACCAAAAGCTTTTGCAGCCTCTTATGCGGCTGATAGATTGAAAAGTCTTGCAGCTTAAACAGACCCCGGTTTACACTTTTACGTTATATAAAGTGGGTTATTGCTAAACCATACTGGCACGGTGAGACTATTCATAACCGCAAGTCCGGCGATATCGGAGCCTTGAGATACATAGTCGGGTAGAAGTGTAACTAACCTATACGTAAATAACAACGGACAGGGTAAAGACTCCTGATTGGGGCGAAAATGGGAACGTGGCCAATCACTTTGCGGGTATTCTCCTGGGAGAGGACTTAGCCTTCCAAGCTAAAGAAGCCGGTTCGAATCCGACTACCCGCTCCATATAAAAACACATTACACGCCATGTAACTAGCGGTGGTAGCCTAGTGAAGGGTGCTTCTCCTACCGAGAAGTTTATAGTGTGTTTCTATATGGTTTAATGCGGGTATGATGTAAAGGTAGCCTGTGACCTTGCCAAGGTTAGTGTGAGAGTTCGATTCTCTCTACCCGCTCCAAATTTTATGGAGTTATTAGTGTAGTGGTCTGCACACCATGTTGTGACCGTGGTAGTATGAGTTCAATCCTCATATAACTCCCCAACGCAGAAAGAAAATATGAAATTTGTTCCTTTGAATAACAATGTTATTGTGAAACGTAAAGATCCTATTAAAACAACGTCCTCTGGTATTGTTCTACAGACTTCTCTAGAACCTGACCGTGGCATCGTTGTTGCAACTTCCACAAACGATGTGGAAATTGGAAATGAATTGTTACTAAATTGGAACAAAGCATATAAGATTGACAATGAACACTACAAGATTCATGTCAGTGAAATCATTGCCATCTTCGAATAATTTTTTGCCTCGTTAACTCAGCGGTATGAGTAGCTCCCTTACAAGGAGAAGGTCGGCGGTTCGATCCCGTCACGAGGTACCAATTTGCTCTCATAGGTAAATGGCATACCGCATCCTTGGTAAGGATGTATTCCAAGTTCGATTCTTGGTGGGAGCACCAAATTAATGCAACTCTAGCTGATGTGGTCATAGCGGCGGTCTGAAGAACCGTTGAAAGAGGTTCGATTCCTCTGGGTTGCACCAAAAAGCTTGACAAAAAACAGGAATACGCTATAATACATGTATTCGCGGCTGTGGTGGAACGGTAGACACAGGAGACTTAAAATCTCCCGCCTTGAGCGTGTGGGTTCGAATCCCACCAGCCGCACCAAATATTGCCCTTGTAACCCAATAGGTAGAGGTGGCAGACTCAAAATCTGTTTAGTGTCGGTTCGAATCTGACCAAGGGTACCATTAAATTTACGCAGTAGTGGCTATGCGTGTAACAAAACGAAACCTCAGGTACATGAGAGTTGTGCCCAGGAAGATGCAGTAAGATGGGTCTTACGCCCGCCTGGAAAGCGGGAGGTTGGTGTTAGCTGGCCGGGGTTCGATTCCTCCTTCTTCCACCAATGTGATAAAAATACAACAAGATGGTTGACAAATTACACTTAACTTGTTAGAATCTCTATATTGAGATTGAGAAAGTTTTTAGGCAAGGTGCAGCAATAATCCAAACATGAAACAGTTGGTGTACTATGGTAGTTGTCTGGAGTACGGAGTCTTGACCGAGTACATTGAAGGACGCTACTGAAGTAGTCCCAGCAAGGAGAGTTTCGATTTCTCTCTGTAATCAAAAAGTAGAAAACTTGCCTGTTGTTTTTAGGTTAGGTTCAGCAACCCAATAGCATACAACTTGTAATTGTAAACGCAAAAACTAACCTGTTATTTGAAAGGAGAATGTTATGAACACTTTTGTAGATGCAGTTATTAATCAAGAAGCCCGTACTGCCAATGGCATGAAGGCTCGCAAATCGACCGCAAATGCGGTCGTAGACTTGTTCTACAATGCAGGTGCAAGCCGTGGTAAAAATATTGTACCAGCTTTTGCTGCTGCTATGGCTGAAAACCGTGAATTGGCTCTCCGTGTGGCTGCATGGCTTCGTGATGCACGAGGCGGTGCTGGTGAGCGTCAATTGTTTCGTGACATTCTCCTTCATCTGGAAAAAACCGACACTGAAGCCGCTACGGCTCTGTTGGCCAAAGTTCCAGAACTTGGTCGTTGGGATGATCTTCTGGTCTTTAAAACTAAAGATATGAAGACCGTTGCATACTCCATGTTGGGTGATGCACTGCGAGCCAAAAATGGTTTGGCTGCAAAATGGACTCCTCGCCAAGGACCTATTGCGGCAGAAATTCGTGAATTCTTCGGAATGTCACCTAAATTCTACCGTAAATCTTTGGTCGAAATGACCAAAGTGGTTGAAACACAAATGTGTGCCAAAGATTGGGACAACATTAATTTCAGTCATGTACCTTCTGTGGCAACTGCCCGTTACAAAAAGGCCTTTAACCGTAATACTCCAAAGTATGCGGAATATGTGCAAGCACTTGTAAAAGGTGACAATCCAGAAGTGAAAGTAAACGCATCTGTGGCATATCCATATGATGTGTTGAAAGGTCGCATTAACAACTACGGTGTAAAATTTGACAAGACCGAATTGGACTTGATTCAAAAGCAATGGGAAGCCTTGCCAAACTATGTTGGTGATGCTAACATTCTACCTCTAGTTGACGTTTCTGGTTCTATGACCTGTCCCGCAGGTAAGAACACCAAGCTATCTTGCTTGGAAGTTGCGGTGTCTCTTGGTTTGTATCTTGCAGACAAGAACAAAGGAAAATTCAAGGATACTTTCTTGACTTTCTCTAGCAAGCCAGAACTGTTGCACCTGGTTGGCAACATTAACCAAAAGATTGACCAAATGGTTAAATCTAAATGGGAAATGGGTACCAATCTAAATGCAGCATTCAAGAAAATTCTTGATACTGCGGTGAAAGGTAATGTGCCTCAAGAAGAAATGCCAGCAATGGTATTGATTCTGTCTGATATGCAATTCAACGCTTGTGTTGTGCATGATGACAGTGCAATCCAAATGATTGCACGTAAGTACCAAGAAGCAGGATACAAAATGCCAAAAGTAGTATTCTGGAACTTGAATGCTGCATATGGTAACGCACCTGTGAAGTTTGACAAGTCTGGTACTGCTCTGGTTTCTGGGTTCTCTCCAGCAGTAGTGAAGCCATTGCTGAGTGGAGACCTAGATAGCTTCACACCAGAGTCCGTGATGTTGAAGACCATCATGGATGACCGTTATAAAGTGCTTTAACGGTTATGGAGACTCAATGGGTCTCCATTTTGAAACATATGGCACGACTAGAAGTGGATCCATCGTGGCTAGGCAGCCTTACTATGCATACCGTGTGTTTCAAAATGGAGATATAAAATGAAAATTACTGAAGATCAGTTTCGATTTGAGTGGTTTTCCGGTACAGGAAAAGGTGGGCAACATCGGAACAAACATCAAAATTGTTGTCGTTGTATACATGAACCAACCGGAATAACTGCAAATGGAACATCTAGCAGAAGCCGTGATGACAATAAAAGAAATGCTTTAATCGTCTGTAAAGCTAGAGTTGAAAGATATTTCCATAAAGACACCGAAAGATTTCTTGCAGGCAAAGAACGAATTAGAACCTACCATGAACCAGACAATAGAGTTGTCGATCATGCTAGTGGTTTCTCTGACACATATCAGAATGTGGTAATCAAAGGCTTCATCGATGAAATGATTGAAGCCCGTGCAAAAGTTAAAAGGTAAGCGCCTGTGGCCAAGCGGTTAAGGCAGTGAACTCATAATTCATTGATCGGGGGTTCGAATCCCTCCGGGCGCACCACTCATTTTACGTAAGTTAAAAAACCCCAAATTAATATTGCGGATAAAGAAAGGCCTATCAGTACAGCAGCAATAATTTCAAGTGTCTCCTGTAGTTCTTTCCTTTTTCTTATTTTTAATTCCTTTTCTCTTCTCACTCTATGAGCCTCTTCGATTTCTAATGATCGTGAGCGTTCTTTAATTTTATTCCAAACATCAATTTTACCGGCTTGCATAAAGAGAAGTTGTAATTGCTTTTCAAATTCTTCGGCTTGATGTATAGCCATTTCTATTTCAATAGCGATAGACATGGAAGATTTTTTTTCATCCGCTTTTGATTCAGAAACGGCTTTCGTGGCCACAGATTTTGCATCAAAGTACTTACTTAATACTGGTCCAAGAGATGTAACATCATCGACAGTTTTTGATACTTTTTTGATTAACGCGACAGCACTCTGAATGCCGGCTAATGCTGTTACTGGATCTATCATTTACTTTGACAATGGATTATCCATCGCCTTCTGTATTTTATTATCTACATCTTTCATTAGAGAATCAACATCTTTTTTAACTTCTCTTTTCATCGTATCAACTTCACGGCTTATCTCTCTTCTAGCATCAATAAGTTCTTTTCTGATACCATTCACTTCTGCTCTTGCTTTCTCCAAATCTTCACGAATATCTTTTCTAGCTTGACGCATTTCATTTTCTGTTTCACGTTGAGCTTGTTTAACTGAACGTTCAATTTGTTCTGTTACTGATTCGTTTCTTCGAATATCACTCTTCAAATCGTTTTTGATATCTCTGGTATAGTCTGAAGTTTTTTGGCTGTTTTCTTCAATCACAGCTAATCTTTTATCAAACTCCGATAAATCGGGTGCAACATATTCAGCAATCTTCTTCTTCATTCCAATATAGTCTTTGTATACTTCAAACGCACCATAAAGACCACCTAGTATAGAAGAAACAATCGTAAAAGCTACCATTAATTTAGCAGGTGTGAACTCATACCCACCAATGCTGATTATAGTATCTTTACTTGCATATTTTTTGACGGCGGCTTCCGCTTCGTCAATTTTTTTGTTTACGTCTTTAATTTGTTCTGTCATTTTAGTTCCTGTATTGTTGGTTGACCATTTGTTGATGTAATCTATCAGATGATAGTTGTCTTAATGCTCTAACATTATCTACAGTCACTTGATTTCTATAAATCTCCTCAGATTTGTATAACTGACCATCCTTGAGTGCTAAACTGATATAAGCGTTAAATCCTGCTGGATTAACAGCAATAGATGATATGTCAACTCCCCTAGATAATTCATTTGGTGTCACATTAGTTTTGACTGAAGAATCTCTTGATGAATTATTCGTTTGCAATTGAGGTATTTGTGTAGCATTGATTGTGTTCATCAGAGGACTCACGCCCGTTAATTTTAACCCCTCAGTTTTAGGTAAATCTTCTTGTAATTTACTCACATCAAATTTGGTTTCGACATATGTTGTCTGCTGATTTGTGCTAAATGTTGTAGCTTGTTCCGTGTAAGATGGTAAAGACAAAGTGTAAATATTTTCTTGTCTTGTTGATGTTGGTTGTGTAGACACTATTACAAGTTGTTTTGTTGGTTGCAATCCAAATTCTTGCATCTTATTTGCAGAATTTAAACCTAGATTAGTTGTTGATGCGTTGTTACTTTGAGATGGATTTGTGGCAAACATTGAAGCAGCTTGTGAAGCAGATTGACTTTGGTTAATTGTTGCCGCACTGATAGAAATACTATCTTTTTGTGTCTTGTCACTTATTGCTTGTGCTTGTTCGACCGCTTGTTGTACAGTGCTTGTTTCTAGATTACCAATGCGTGTCTGTTCATTTCTTACAATTGACAATATTTGACTCACTGAAGGTCCAGAAGTTTTTGCAGCACTTCCAGATACGGTAACTTCACCAACTCTAGGTTGTGGGTTTGTAGCACTAGGTATTGGTGTTGAGCTAGAAGTAGAATTTGTTATAGTTACTGGTGCTGAAGCACTGGTGGTAGAAGTTGTTTGTGTTGGTTGTGTCTGTGTAACTTCTGTAGGAGTAGATGTAGAAGTGGGTGCTACTGTCGTTGTTGTCGGAGCTGCAAGAGGTTCTGAGGTTGTAAAAGTGTTGACAGTAGTAACTGTTTCTGTGGGAGTTGGAATTTTAGGCGTAGGTGGTGGAGTAGGTGAACTATTTACACCCAATTCACATCTCTTGTACACGCCACCAAGTGGATCTTTACCCCAAGCTCCATTACTACAACTATAGGTACCTGCTTGCAACTCTTTATAATCCCACGTATCGTTGGCACCATATCGAATGACAGCAGCTTTTGATAATGTGAATTCGCCGTTTTCGTCAGCCACTTTATCCCAAGAAGAGAATGTTGGTAAAGGTGGTGGAGCTACTGTGTATTGTAATCTTACATCTATATTCCTGATTTGTGGTCCGTAGTATCCTGCCCAAAAACGATCATCTTTACCTGTAAAACTTACATTTAGATTGCCTAAATTTGAAGGTGCATATTGTGTGCCAAAATTTTGGGTGCCAGACATTGTTGTCCAACCACTTGTAGTTTGTGGCATATTGTAATTATAGCTTTGAACAGTTGCACCTAAATTGTTCGTTACACTTATATTTCCAGTCAGTGTACCTCTACTGTAATCTTGATTGAAATATTGCCAAGAATATTTAAAACCAGATACCTGTATGCCTGTTCCCGCATTAGCGAGTGCAAAATTTATAGCAGTGTTGTAAGCCACCGTTTGTTGCGTATAACCAAACACAAAAGTTCCAGTGCTTGAATTATATGCTGGCATATTGCCACCAGACAAGCCTCCTCCACCAGTATTTAAATTTATAAATCCATTCCAATTGAATGGTGCGCCTGGCGGAGGAGGATTCAGTGTTGTATATACTATATTGTCAGTAAGTTCTTGACTTTTACTTGAAGAGGTTGTAAACAACCAAGCCAAGCAAACTACCAAGCCCAATATTTTTGTAAATTTCATTTTTTACTTCCGGTGCGTGTTTAGGAATTTTGTCTGGATTTTGTTCCCAGAACATTTTCGCTTGTTCTCCTATCTTACCCTCATAAGGGCAAGGAGTACCAGCGGCCATCATAGCATCAAACACGCGACGATCTTGGCACATGGTTGCAACAGCGGCAACCTTCATACCCATATCGTACAGAGTTTTACTAAGCTTTAAACGTTCACAGTTTAAATCTCTCACTGTTCCACCAGAACTAACACCAAAAATTTGTGTTTGTACAGCACCACTAGATCCTGTTGTACATAAGTCATTGTTTCCACCACTCATCATTGTTGGAGCAATTGCAGTAGGAGGTGGCTGAATAACCTTCTGAGTGATTTCCGAAGTATTCAAATTGTTGTTGGTCATTGAACCACTTTGAATATTCTGATTCACATTGTTATTTGTTGAAGAACTTGTACTTGTATTATTATTGTTGTTTACATTACTGCTTGTACTTGAACTCACATTATTATTATTAAATGTCTGAGTACCAGAATTAATATTTGTATTCACGTTGTTATTGGTGCTGGTACTGGTATTATTTGTATTCAGTGTTTGTGTACCAGAATTTACATTATAATTTGTATTACTGTTTGTACTTGTGCTTGTACTATTATTGTTGAATGTTTGAGTGCCCGAATTAATTTGATTCACGGTACTTGTGCTTGTGTTGACATTATTATTATTAAATGTCTGAGTACCAGAATTCACATTGTTATTGTTATATGTCATGGTACCTGAATTGACATTATTATTATTAAATGTCTGAGTACCAGAATTCACATTATTGTTATTGTTTGTATAAGTTACGGAACCACTCATAACATTATTGTTGTTATTTGTTATAGTTCCATTTGTTGTAACCGTACTTGTACTAGTGCTAGTACTGTTAGTTGTGCTGGAGTTTGTAGTGTTTACTGTGCTGGTGCTAGTGGAATTATTATTAGTATCCACCAAAGTTGTCGAGTCATAGGTTGTTTGAGCAACACTAATTGATGTAATCATAGCAAAAAGCACCAAAAGCGGTGTCTTTTTGAATGACATTTTTACCTCTTTCTTGCTATTTTTAGGTTGATATTTTCTTGGTTTATGATATAATGGAGTCTTATTATTTATGTCCTGGAGAAATAAAATGGCAAATATTAGAGGAATTAAATTGGTAACGGGTGAGGAAGTTATTTCCGAGGTAATCATCCAGCCAGATGGTAGATTCTTACTCAAGAATCCTGTGCAGCTAAGGATGGTTCCACCACAGATTGCAGGTAGCCAGCCATCTATGGGCTTTGTTCCTTTCCCAGCCTTCGGCAGTCAAGGTGAAAATATATTTGTAGAACCACTACATATAGTGTACAATTACACTCCTGACGAACAAATCGTTTCAAATTACAACCAAATGTTCGGTGCAGGCATCATCACCCCATCTAAACAAATTATAACTGGATAATGAATTTTTACACAAACGTACAATGTATTGGCAACAACATCTTTTACCGTGGTGTTCTCGACGGTAAAAGAATCAAAACTAAGATACCTTATCAGCCAACACTTTATGAAAAATCGAGAAGTGTGAAAAACTTCACATCACTTGAGGGCGACTATCTTATGCCCATCAAGTTTGGTTCAATTCGTGAAGCAAAAGAATACCTGAGACAGTTTGAAAATGTCTCGGGTAAAACCATTTATGGTCAAAACAGATTCGAATATGCATTTATCGGTGAACAACATAAAGGTATGGTTGAATGGGATTTCGATCAAGTAATGATTGGCGTACTTGATATTGAGGTCGGCTCAGAAAATGGTTTCCCTGATCCTTATGAAGCAAATGAACCAATTACAGCCATTGCATTGAAATATGTTGGCGGTCACATGTTTGTTTGGGGTTGCGGAGACTATAACACAAAAGGTGATGAAAGATATCTGAAGTGTAAAGATGAATATCAACTGTTGAAGCTTTTCTTGAAATTCTGGCAAGAAAAATGTCCAGATGCACTGACTGGTTGGAACACGAAGTTCTTCGACGTGCCTTATTTGGTGAACCGCATTCGTAAAATTCTCGGTGAAGATGAAGCTAAAAAGCTTTCTCCTTGGAATATGATATCTCAAAGAGAAGCCTTTGTTATGAACCGAAAACTTGTGGTTTACGACTTGGTTGGTATCGGTGATTTTGACTACATGGAACTATACAAGTGGTATGCTCCTGGTGGTAAATCACAAGAATCGTATCGACTAGACAACATCGCAAATGTTGAAATTGGTGAAAAGAAACTCGACTATTCTGAATATGATTCTCTACATCAACTTTACAAACTAGACTATCAAAAGTTTATTGAATATAACATCAAAGACGTTGAACTGATTCTTCGACTTGATGATAAACTGAAGTTGCTGGAACTTGGTTTGACTCTTGCTTATGATACCAAAACAAATTACGATGATGTATTTGCACAAACACGCATGTGGGATGCACTGACATACAATCATTTGATGGAGCGTAAAATTGTTGTTCCACCAAGAATCATTAAAGAGAAAGATGCCGCTTTCGAAGGTGCTTACGTTAAAGAACCTCAAGTTGGTCAACACGAATGGGTTGCAAGTTTTGACTTGAATTCTCTGTATCCTCACTTGATGATGCAATACAATATTTCACCAGAAACGTTGATTGAACCTGAAGATTATAATGAAGCAATGAGAGAAGTTCTTTCACAAGGTGTTTCTGTTGAAAAACTCTTGAACTGTCAAGTTGACACCTCAAGTTTGGTCAATGTAACTCTCACACCGAACGGTCAATTTTTCCGCACAGATATTCAAGGCTTTCTTCCGAAGATGATGGAAGAAATGTATGAAGATCGTAAGAAATTTAAAAAGTTGATGATTCAGGCTAAGAAAGAATACGAGGTAGAAAAAGATGCATCGAAAAAATACGAAATTGAAAAGCGTATTGCCAGATACAACAATCTGCAACTCGCAAAAAAGGTCTCTCTCAATTCTGCTTATGGCGCTTTGGGTTCTCAGTATTTTAGATTTTACGACCTACGGATGGCTTTGGGTGTCACTACTGCTGGCCAGTTATCTATTCGTTGGATTGAAAATGCTCTCAACAAATACATGAACGGTCTTTTGAAGACTGAAACTGATTATGTGATTGCATCGGATACTGATTCGATTTACTTGCGCCTTGGTGAATTGGTTAAAAAAGTGTATGGTACAAAAGATGGTATCTCTTTACCGAAAGAGAAAATTATCGACTTCATGGACAAAGTTTGTGAAGATAAAATTCAACCATTCATTGATAAGTCTTATAAAGAGTTGGCTGATTATGTACATGCATTTGCACAAAAGATGCAAATGAAACGTGAAGCTTTGGCCGACAAAGGTATTTGGACTGCCAAAAAGCGTTACATCATGCATGTGTATGACAATGAGGGTGTTCGTTACTCTGAACCTGAAATGAAAGTCATGGGTTTGGAAATGATTAAGTCATCCACTCCTGCACCCGTGCGCGAGAAGATGAAAGATGCACTTCAAATTATGATGAAAGGTACAGAAAGTGATATTCACAATTTCATATCTTCATTCAAGGATGAATTTAAAAATCTTGCTGTCGAAGATATTTCTTTCCCGAGAGGTATCAACGGATTGAAAGAGTATGGTGATCGAACCACAATTTACAAAAAAGGTACACCAATTCATGTGAAAGGTGCATTACTATATAATTATTATCTACTTGAAAAAGATTTGTCAAAAAAATATCCACTGATCCAAGAAGGTGAGAAAATCAAATTTACCTATTTGAAGAAACCCAACCCCTTCAAAGATACCGTAATCTCATTTCCTGGTAGACTTCCTCCGGAATTTGACATTCAAGAATTTATCGATTATGATATGCAATTCGAAAAAACTTTCCTTGATCCGATTAAGGTTATTTTGGATTGTATGAATTGGACAACAGAGAGAAAAAATACTCTCTTCGATTGAAAAGGAATAATATGAGCATACTTGAGAAAATCAAAAAAAATAGCAGCATCAAAGATTCAGCCATTCTGGCTAAATCTAAATTTTTCACTGATAAAGATATGATTCCCACTGCCGTGCCGGCGGTAAACATTGCTTTGTCTGGACGCCTAGATGGGGGTCTAACTCCAGGTCTAACAATGTGGGCGGGACCTTCAAAGCATTTCAAAACCGCATTTTCGCTTTTGATGGCTAAATCCTATCTAGACAAATATCCAGAATCCGCACTTTTGTTTTATGATTCTGAGTTTGGTACACCACAAGCGTATTTCGATACGTTTGGCATTGATGCAAATCGTGTGTTACATACTCCTATCATGGATATTGAACAACTAAAATTTGACATTATGAATCAATTAACAAATCTAGAACGGGGTGATCGTCTAATCATTGTTATTGATTCTATTGGTAACTTGGCTTCGAAAAAGGAAGTTGAAGATGCTTTGGATCAAAAATCTGTGGCAGATATGAGTCGAGCAAAACAAGTCAAGAGTTTGTTCCGAATGGTTACACCACACTTGACAATGAAAGACATTCCAATGGTTGTTGTCAATCATACGTATAAAGAAATTGGAATGTTCCCGAAAGATATCGTCGGTGGTGGAACCGGTTCTTATTATTCCGCCGATAACATTTTTATTCTTGGTCGTCAGCAAGAAAAAGATGGTACAGAAATTACTGGCTACAATTTTATAATCAATGTAGAAAAGTCACGCTATGTCAAAGAAAAATCTAAAATACCTGTTAATGTATCTTTTGGTGGTGGCATTAACAAGTGGTCTGGTCTACTTGATATTGCACTTGAATCTGGGCATGTTATTAAACCTAGCAATGGTTGGTATTCAAAAGTAAACATGGAAACAGGTGAAGTTGAAGATAAAAAATATAGAGAAAAAGATACAAATACTTCCGAATTTTGGTTGCCTATCTTGAAGCAAAAATCCTTCAGAGATTTTGTTGAAACGAAATATCGTGTTACCAATTCCGAAATTATTCAAGAACAGGATGAAGAAGATGAAACCGTTTAAGGAAGGTGTTGACTTTGTTTACGAAATTCCAAAGACAGAAGATACAACAGTTGGAATTAAAATTATCAGAGGAGAATATTCTGATACCATTTACCAATATGGTAAAGTGAAATTTGAAGAAGAGTCTGATGGTGCCATTTATCTGAGATTCGTTTATAATGTCTTAGAATCTCCTTTAGATAAGGAGGAACTAGAAAAGAGTTCGCAGTTCAAAGACTATATCGGCGATATTCTAGTTAATATTATCTCAGCAAATTTGGACAAAGGATTGATTGATGAGGCTGGAACAGACTATTCTGAAGAACCTGATTCACAATGAGGAATTTTTGAGGAAAGTTTTACCTTTCCTCAAAGAGGATTATTTCAATGATCGAACAGAAAAAGTTATTTTTAAAGAAATAACTGAGTTCACAAATCAATATAATAATTCACCAACAACGGAAGCTTTGGGTTTATCTCTGAAAGATAAGCGCAATCTAACAAGCGATGAGGTTGAAAAATGTGATGCCGTTCTAAAAGATTTGGCAATTGCACCGGTCGAAAAAACACAAATTCAATGGTTGATTGATAAGACGGAAAAATTTTGCCAAGAAAAGGCAATTTACAATGCAGTTCTGGGTTCAATTTCTATTCTAGACGGTAAAGATAAAAGTCAAGACAAAGGTTCTATTCCTAAAATTTTGTCAGATGCACTTGCTGTCAGTTTCGATTCGTCGGTCGGTCATGATTATTTGGAAGATTATGATGAGCGTTATGATTTTTATCATCGAAAAGAGGAAAGAATTCCTTTTGATTTGGAATACTTCAATAAGATAACCAAGGGTGGATTGCCTGCGAAGACTTTGAATATTGCTCTTGCTGGTACTGGTGTTGGTAAATCTCTTTTCATGTGTCATGTTGCCGCAGGTTGTATGACACAAGGTAAAAATGTATTGTATATTACACTTGAAATGGCTGAAGAGAAAATTGCCGAGAGGATTGATGCGAACCTACTGAATGTTTCCGTCGATGATCTTATGCAATTGACTAAAGATATGTATGATAAAAAAGTCAAGCGTGTCAAAGAAATGACGACAGGTAAACTTATTATCAAAGAGTATCCAACAGCCTCGGCTTCGTCCATACATTTTAGGACACTTTTAAATGAACTCAACCTCAAAAGGAACTTTGTTCCGGACATTATTTTCATTGACTATCTTAATATTTGTTGTAGTGCAAGAATCAAAGCCGGAGCAAACGTTAATTCTTACACCTACGTTAAAGCCATCGCCGAAGAATTGCGAGGTCTTGCGGTTGAATTCGGAGTACCAATTGTTTCTGCGACACAAACAACAAGAAGTGGTTATACTTCTTCAGACCCAGGATTGGAAGACACAAGTGAATCTTTTGGTTTGCCAGCAACCGCAGATTTGATGTTTGCACTCATTTCTTCCGAAGAAATGGAAGCACTCAATCAAATTATGGTCAAGCAGTTGAAGAATCGTTATTCTGATCCAACACAATACAAAAGATTCGTCTTGGGTATTGACAGGTCGAAAATGAGACTATATGATGTTGAACAGGATGCACAATATGGTATTGCGGATTCTGGTAAACAAGTGCAGGACAAACCTTTAAACACATTTGGAATGAGGGAAATGAAGCCGAAAAATAAATTTGCAGGAATTAAAGTATAAATACTTTAATTTAGGGGTATTATGGCTGCACAACAAGGTTTTCAATATGAAGTGAACGCCGCCAATGTTTTGAAACCTTTAGGATTGGTACCAAAAACATTTGTGCCAGCCGGTGCGGGCCACGATCAACCCGATTTAATGCTGGAATATAAAAAAATTAAGGCAGGTTGTGAATTAAAAATTACAGCAGCATCAGCCGGTTCTTTGGTTTTAAAATATGATTCGAAGGACAAAAAGAACCCCTGGAAATTTGGTGACATAAAGAAAGATGATGATGAAAAAATATTCATAAAGGAATTGGCAGAAGAAGTTGGCCTTTTTGATATTATCAAAAAGGAATGGAAAGAAATACCCTTTAAAAGAGATAAAGACCTTTTATGGGAATCGACAGCAGGAAAACTAACTAATCAACAAAGATACGAAAGAGATAGGGACACATTTCCTGATATACGCGGTGAAATAAAAGCAGAAAAAATTGAACAATATTACAACAAAAAAGACACATATTATGTAAATGTGGGTACACACGGCTTTTACATGATGGGAAAAAAGAATCCATTAAAATTGAAGAATGTACCTACATTCGCATCAGCAGCAAAAGCCACATATCGAGCGAGAGTTCAATATAAAGGAGGAGGTAATTATCAATTTACTTTTGAGATGCAATTTTCTATTCCTGCTGCCAAAAAATCAAAATTTAATATTGCACCAGTTGACGGTAAAACCGTCAACATAAAAAAAGATCAATTAAATTTAACCTGTTTCATTTAATATGCCATTAGACCTAAACATAGAAAAAATTCTCAAAGAATTTGATGAAGACGACGACTTCGGTTTTTCTGCCGTTTCTGAAGTTGAGTACAATAAAGTTATTAATGAATCTGCCGAAACGGCAGAAGCATACAAAGCTAAATTGGCTGAAGTTGAAAAACTTATCATACCCTTCTTAACCAAACTTTTGAAGACAGCCGACAAAGAATATATATACTGGCCAAATAGAAAACCAGCAATCGAAAAACAAATTGAAAAGATATTGAAACTGACTCGGAGTTAATATGAATCCTTTGGTGACGGTCATAACGCCAACTACGGCAAGTGACCAATTGCATGATGTATTGAAATCAATAGATAAACAAACATATCAAAACATTCAACACTTGGTTGTTGTAGATGGTTTTGACAAGTATGGCGTAAAAGCCACACAAATAATGGAAGGCGCAAAACGATCCACTGCTTTTGCACTTCCTCACAATACCGGTTATGACCAATACAACGGTCATAGAATATATGGTGCAATGTCATATATTGCAGAAGGTGAGTTCCTCTGCTTTCTGGATCAAGACAACTGGTACGAAGATACACACATAGAGTCTCTGGTTGAAGTAATTCGCCAAGGAAATCAATGGGCATATTCTCTAAGAAAAATTGTTTCACAAGAAGGAACATTCATTTGTAATGATGATTGTGAATCTCTTGGTAAATGGAAATCTATTCTAAATGACAATTTTGTGGACGTTAATTGTTTCATGATTCCTAAAATGGCAGCAATTGCATTTTCACCATACTGGTATCGTAGAGCTAGACACCCACAAGAACAACCAGAAGTTGATAGAATTTTATCGGCATTTATGATGCAAAATTTTAAAAAATTTGACACAAATGGTCAATATAGTGTAAACTATCGTGTAGCAAGTAGAGCAGATTCTGTACAAGATGTATTCTTCATTAAAGGTAATGAAGTGATGAAACAAAATATGAATGGAGAATTTCCGTGGCGAAAGACTTAATTATAGGTGCATATACAAATTATGAATTCAATTTATTGAAACCTTGGATTTATTCCATCAAACAAACCGACTTCGATGGTGATATTGTTTTAATTGCCATTGATCCAGACGAAAACACCGTAAAACAAATAGAAGATGCTGGTGTAATAGTAGTTAAGGCTAGAAACGAACAAAAAATGAGAATTCATATGTTGCGTTTCTTGTACATATACAATTATCTAAAACACACAGATTATCGTTTCGTTATCACGACAGATGTTCGTGATGTTATCTTTCAGAACAATCCGACAAAATATCTTTACACAACATTTGGTAGCAAATCAAAAGGTATCATTGCACAATCTGAGGCAATTAAAATTAAAGATGAAGCCTGGAATCGTGATAATATCATTAAAAATTTTGGAGAATATTTTTACAATGATGTAAAGGACAATGAAGTATATAATGTTGGTCTGCTTGCTGGAACTGCCGAATATGTTAAAGATTTATGTTTTGCTTTGTTTCAAATGTCAAGCAATCGTCCAGATTGGGTCGCCGACCAGGCAGCATACAATATGTTATTGAGTTATAAACCCTGGTCCGATATTGCAATAAAACTAAAGCTTGAAGATGGTTGGGCTTTGAATGCACACGTAACAAACAAGCCAGATCAAATGCAAGAATTTGGTCCTTATTTGTTGGAAGAAAGACCGTATATGAAAGATGGTGTGGTTTTTAATGCACAAGGAAAACCATTTACGATTGTACACCAGTATGATAGGGTTCCAGAGTGGACTATTTATTATATGGAAAAATTTCAATTTTCTATCAAATCGGACACCAATACCGGCAGTTCACCTAAATACTTCATCTACAATACATAATTTTATAAATATGAGGCTTTGAATATGAGCAAAATTTCTATCGTAACCGCTTTCTATGACATTGGCCGAAGTGATTGGTCGATGGATGTACACAAAAATGGTGGTCCACTTCCACACTATTTACAAAGATCGACAGAAAAATATATCGAGCATTTCAAACGAATGTGCGAGATTGATACTGAAATCATTGTTTACACATCCTCTGATCTAGCATCAAAACTCGGTGAGATTTCACCGAATGTTAAAGTTGTCGAATATGACTACTTTAATATACATAAAGAACTCCGTGACAAGATTGAAGAAATACAAACATCACCTGAGTTCATAAAAAGAATAAATCCATATCAAGTAAGAAATCCCGAATACTGGTCAAAAGACTATGTTGGTGTAACATCACTAAAGGCTTTCTATGTGAGTGATGCTTTTGAGCGTGGGTTAATCACCAATGAATGGGCTGCCTGGGTTGACTTTGGTTATTGTCGTGATGCAGAACATATTCCAAAAACCAAAAAATGGGAATATGATTTCACACCAGGTAAAATGCACTTCTTTAACTATCGTGATCCGGACATTAATAAGAAACTTGAACAAATCCAGCTTGCGGTATTAAACAATATCGTCTATATCATCGGCGGTGTTTTTGTTGGTGAAAAAACACAATGGAAGATGCTTGAAGATAGTATGAGCAAATCAATGGAATTTTTAATGTACAACAAGCTCGTTGATGATGACCAAGGTCTTCTATTGAGTTCATATTTTATGAATCCAGAAATGTATGAATTGCATAAAATGCCATTAGTTGCTCCAATTGAAGATGTTAGATCCATAATTAAGAAGTTTAATAATCATGAATAAATTAGTAATTTTTGACCTTGATGGTGTATTAATTGATTCTAGAGAAATACACTATGATGCATTAAATGATGCTCTGAGAAAAGTGGGTGAACAATATGTCATTTCTAGAGAAGAACATTTAAGCTTATACGATGGTTTAAATACGACTAGAAAACTTAAGATGTTGACCGAAAAAAAAGGTTTACCTGTTTCTGAATATGATAAGATTTGGTCTGACAAGCAAGAAGCAACATTCACTATTGTTAGAGGTTTCAATAAAGAATATTGGTTACAAACCATGTTCAGAAAAATAAAAGCAAGAGGATATAAAATTGCTGTTGCTTCGAATTCAATTCGTGAGACAGTAAAATTGTCTCTTATAAGTATTGGGCTAATTGAAGAAGTTGATTATTTTGTTAGCAATGAGGATGTAAGTAGAGCAAAGCCATATCCCGAAATGTATTGGAAATGCATGACAGCTTTGAATGCTTTACCCAAAAATACTATCATTGTCGAAGATAGTCACATCGGCCGACAAGGTGCTTTAGATTCTGGCGCACATTTATTACCAGTTGAAAACGCACAAGAAGTTAACAGTGAAAATATGATGCAAAGGATTTATGACCTTATGAATACAATTGAAGGAACAAGTAAAAAATCTCTACCTTGGAGAGATAACAAACTAAACGTTTTGATTCCAATGGCTGGCGCAGGCTCACGTTTTTCTACTGCCGGTTATACTTTTCCAAAACCACTTATTGAAGTTCGCGGTAAACCAATGATTCAAGTTGTTGTCGAAAACTTGAATATTGAAGCTAACTACATTTTCTTAGTACAAAAAGAACACTATGAAAAATATAACTTGAAGTATCTTCTGAATCTAATTGCTCCAAATTGTAAGATTGTGCAAGTAGATGGTCTAACAGAAGGTGCAGCTTGTACGACTTTATTGGCAAAAGAATATATTGATAATGATGCGCCTCTAGTCATGGCAAATTCGGATCAATACGTTGATTGGAATTCTAATGAATGCATGTACGCTTTCTCAGCAGATTCTATTGATGGTGGCATTCTAACATTTGAAGCAACGCATCCGAAATGGTCTTATGCAAAACTTGATGAGAATGGATTTGTTTCTGAAGTTGCAGAGAAGAAAGTTATTTCCAATAATGCAACAGTTGGCATTTATTACTGGCGTCACGGTTCAGACTATGTTAAATATGCTGAACAGATGATTAAAAAAGATATTCGCGTTAACAATGAATTTTATGTTTGTCCCGTTTTCAATGAAGCGATTGGTGACGGTAAAAAAATTCGTGTTAAAAATGTTGAAGCTATGTGGGGTATTGGAACCCCAGAAGATTTAAATTATTTTTTGAGCAATCACAAGGAAGATTAAAATGAAATATTTTTTTGATGTTGGAGCACACTGGGGACAAGACTCTCTACATATTGCAAAAGATGACCCAGATACTACAGTTATTGCTTTTGAGCCAACGCCGGAGTTAGCTTCTAGATTGAGGTGGATTGCCAAAGAAGGGAAATTTGAAAGCCGCTATAAAGTATATCAGCAAGCAATTTCAGATTTTGATGGTGAATCAGATTTTCATCTTGTTGTCGGTGATACCGGTTCGGCCTCTCTTAACGAATTCAATGACAATCTACATCAAACTTGGCCAGGTAGAACAGACTTTGTTGTTAGAGGCTCAATCAAAGTAAATGTATACAGACTCGAAACGTGGCTGCCTTTGTTTGCACCGGAAGTAACAGAAATTGAACATTTACATATTGATGCTCAAGGCTCCGATTTAGCAGTTTTAAGAGGTCTAGGTTCCAAACTCTCGATGGTGAAATCTGGTGTCGTTGAAGTGCCACAAGCTGCTGCTTTACGACTGTATAAGGGTCAACACACGAAAGAAGAAACTCTCCAATTTTTGGAAGAGAATGGTTTCGAAGTTACAAATGTGACTTCACAGGTTAATGAGGATAATATTTTCTTTCAGAGAAAAAAATGAAAGTTGCATTGTTATTAACAGGTCATATGCGGTGTTGGAATCAAGTATTTCCAAATACCAAAAACCATATCATGGACAAATATAATCCAGATGTTTTCATCGAGACATGGGATTCTGAAGCATACTGGGATCCACATTCTTCAAAGGGTATAACCGAAGGTGGTCCCAATTTGAATGTTGATGCGATTCAACGTACTTACAAACCAGTATACATGAATGTGGAAAAATACGAAGAATTTGAAGAAAATTTTTCTCAACGAGCTAAGGAATTTACTAATTTCTATCATGTACCGAAAAACCAAATTTCCATGTGGTTTAAAGTAGGTCGTGGTATGCTCGCTGTTGAAGAGCATATGATGTTGACAGGCAAAACATATGATGTTATAATTCGTATGCGTCCAGATTTGTACTTCAATGAACCTTTACCAGATTTTGATCCGAACAAATTTTATACCTTGGGATTTAGAAATCATATGGGTCAAGGAACCTCCGATATGATTCAAGTTGGAAACTTCTTTACCATGAGCTTATTCTGTAAAGTTCTTTATCATTTACCACATCTTTATAAGGAAACCGGTCTTTTGTGTCCGCATGTTATTTCAGAACACTTCATTAAAAGATTGGGATTACCCTGGCAAGAATTTATGGTTAACAAAACAATAATGCACACACCTCTAGGCGAATATAAACACAAGAGTCTGTACCAATGATACTAATTGCACACAGAGGTCTTTTCAGTGGGCCTGATATCGAAAAAGAGAATACACCAAAACAAATCGAACTTGCATTGGAAAAAAATTACGATTGTGAAGTTGATGTTTGGTACGTTAAAAATGAATGGTGGCTAGGTCATGACAAACCACAATATAAAGTTGATTGGAACTTTATTGGAAAGGAAGGTTTGTGGCTGCACTGTAAGAATCTAGATGCTTTATATGAACTGACTTACAGCCCATTCAAGTACACTTATTTCTGGCATCAGGAAGACGATTTTACTTTAACTTCGAATCATTACATCTGGACTTATCCTGGAAAATCTCTAACCAGAAATTCAATTTCTGTGCAACCAGAAAGAACGGAAGAAATGTGGACATGGACCAAAAGTTGTTCACTAGGTATAGCTGGTGTTTGTACAAAATATGTTGAAAGATTTGTGAATGAGATTAGCACTTTGTCTATCGGGACAACCGAGAAGCTATAAAAAAGCTTTTGAATTTATAAGTAGAAATTTACTTGAAAAATATACTGTTGACGTTTTCTTTCATACGTGGGTGAACGTACCGGAGAATAGTTATATTTTTGACGAACTGCAACAACTTTATAGACCTGTTATTGCTTCTTATGACTATTCTTTACCGTCAAATGTAAATTCACACATGTTGGTTCCAAATGGCTCACATCCAGCCAATTTTTGCACATCAATGTTTTACTCTATTAATGTTGCAAATGAATATAGGGTCAAGCATGAAGTTTTTGGTGCATTTCGTTATGATTTTGTTATACGAAGTAGATTTGATTTTGCGCTAAACAAAGTGATTGATTTTGGTTCTCTGGAAACAAATAAACTCTATGTTCCAAAAGATGTTGAAGGACCGGCACTTTTAAATGACCAGTTTGCCATAGCTGATTCTGATACGATGAATGTCTATGCGTCAACGTTCTTATATCTGCAAAAATTGTATAATTCTGGAGTTCCACTTTGTGGGCATGAAATGTTGCAGGAACAACTGACAAGAAATTCTACGCCAGTTGAACGTATCGACCTTGACCATCCTTTCGTTGATGGTGATTTTAATAGAGGAAGACACTCTCTGATACGTGAAGATATGTCAAAATGGGTCGATATTAAAATTTGGGGCTACTAAATAATCCATAGTCACAGTGTACTATCAGAGGATTTAATGAAACAATTTTTGCAGTATTTGCAGGAAGAACTGGACCCGGAAGAGGGTGCCAGTAGGCAAATAAAACACCTAACACATATCGAAGATCGTATTTTGCAAACCGGAGACAAAGGTGCAAAACACGCAATTTCGTCATTGGAAACTGCGGCTGAACACATCAGTCAAGGTAAAAAGTCATCGCAACTGACAACAAAATATGACGGTTCACCAGCAATCGTTTACGGTCATCACCCAGAAAACGGTAAGTTTTTTGTTGCTTCCAAGTCAGCTTTCAACAAAACACCAAAAATCAACTATACGCCTGCCGATATAGAAAAAAACCATGGCCATGCTCCTGGCTTGGTTGAGAAGTTGAAAGCAGCACTGAAACATTTACCGAAAGTTGCACCAGAAAAAGGTGTTTACCAGGGTGATATGATGTTCTCGGATGTAGACAAGAAACACTCAAAAGATGCCGTTTCTTTCAGACCAAATCCCTCTGGTATAACTTACACTGCACACGGTCAACATGCAACAAAAGCTAAAAAGGCCAAAATTGGTGTAGTAACTCATTTATCATATGAAGGCAAAAATTCTGCTAGTTTAAATGCATCGCACGAAGTTGACCATGAAAATTTCGGGCAACATTCTGATGTATTCTCGGTTGACCCAAGAATGGACACTTCTAAAGTACATTTCGGTCCAAAAGACAGAGCAGAATTCAAAAAACACATTGCCGCAGCTAGATCAGTTCACGATACGCACGGTGACGACATGTATGCAGGAACAAAAGCACATCAAGGTATAGGTGGTCATTTAGAGACTTACATCAATCACACTGTTAGGAGTGATGAAGAACCTAATCATGAAAATTTTAAAAAGTGGTTGGAAAATAAGAAAAATAAAGAAATTGAAAAATTGAAGGTTGAAAAAAATAAAAAGTCCAAACAGCAAGAGTTATCAGCGGAATTAGATAAGATTGAAAGAAATAAAAAGCACTATAATAATGTTTTCAAAATGCATGGTCATTTACAAAAAGCAAAAAATGTGCTGATTAATGTTCTAAATCAACATCAAGAATTTCAACATGAACACGCTGGTGAACCAGCAAATCCTGAAGGATACGTTTTCCATCACGGAAAAGAATCGGATAAATTTGTAAACAGAAGCGAATTCTCAAAAAGAAATTTTGCCGGAATAAGAAACATATGAAAAAATTTCTAGAAAAAGTGGAAGACGATTTGCAAACCAAAAGCCCAGTCGTAATGGCTTTTGGTAGAATGAATCCGCCCACAGTTGGGCATGAGAAACTTGTAAACAGAGTTAAAGAAATAGCTAAAGACTATAATGCTCCACACCATGTTATAATTTCACATTCTGTTGATGCAAACAAAAATCCACTTGATGCTAAAGCAAAACTGAAACACGCCCAGAGATTTTTTCCTGGCACAAATTTATCAACTTCCAGTAAAGAACTTCCAACTTTCTTGCAACACGCTGCAAAGTTAAATGCAGCAGGACATGACCATTTAATTATGGTTGCAGGCTCGGATAGAATTCCAGAATATGAAAAGAAGTTGCATGATTATAATGGACCAAAAGATAAAAATCCAAAAGCACTTTTCAATTTCAAAAAAATTGAGTTGAAATCTGCGGGGCATCGTGATCCTGACTCTGAAGGTGTTGAAGGTATGTCTGCCTCAAAAATGAGGGAACATGCAAAAAATAATGATTTTCATAGCTTCAAGATGGGTGTACCTGAGCATGTGCCCGAGAAACACGCCAGAGAACTTTTCAGAGATGTTAGAAAAGGTATGGGTATACATGAAGATTCTAGTCATGGTTTGTTCAAAGCACTCTTCATTTGTGGTGGTCCCGGTTCCGGTAAAGATATCATCATACGTGAAGCAATTGCTGAAAGAAACGCGGTCGAACTGAATTCAACTCTTGCAATTAATATTCTCAACGACAAACATAAGTTACATGAACAGTCTAAAGATTTCAGAAGAGAAGCTATTCGCAAAAGAATGCCGTTGATTGTAAATGGCACAACGAATGAACAATTCAATATTATTGAAATTAAAAATGAGTTGGAAGAACTCGGTTACGAAACAATGATGATTTTCGTAAACACGACAAACGAAGCTTCGAAAAAAAGAAACAATGGACATGAAAGAGTTATGTCCGAATCTGTTCGTCAAGAAAGATGGGATAAGACTCAACTTGTAGCTGAAAAAATGAATCAAATTTTTACAAAATATCTGGAATTTGATAACTCTTTGGACTTGAATGAAGCTACAATTTTCGAAATGTCGGAGAAAGAAGAAGATATAGCAATCATTTATGAAATGTCCAACTGGTTTTTCGACACTCAAGTAAACAACGAAATTGCAGAAACTTGGTTAGAAAAAAATAGAAAAAAGGATATAAACCAAGTATTCGAATCCTTTATTAAAAATCCTTTGAAAGGTAGAAAAAATGTTTCAGAAATTAAAGCAAATCGCAAGACTATTTTTGCCGAAAGTGGATGCAAATGCAAAACATCCTTTGGATATTCAGAAGTATCAGGTAGAGGAAAACAAAAGCTCACAGACAACATCTGCCCAAGTTGCGAGCTTACTAGAAAAGCCGGTAGAGAAGACGATGTTAGAGACGGAGACACCAAATCAAACATTAGTTACACATTCAGAACCTACCACGAAGGAACAACCCCAACCATCCAAGTCAACCCAGAGCCCAAAGAAACGCGCTTCCAGCAAGACAACGACAAGCAAAAAAACAGGAAACAAAAAGCCGCACCAAGCCAAAGCGGCAAAGTAATGAACACTGCTGGTGTTAGCCCAGAATATGATACACGCGCTCAAGGTTCTGTTTACCCAATGTCTGGTCTTGGAAATGTTACATATAGAGAACAGAAAGAGAATAAATATACCAGTACCGCAGAGGTAACACGCAAATCGTTTGTAAAATTCAGAAAAGAATCTATTGATTCTCCAAGTGTCGAAATGGGAGTTACTGGCGGAGAATATGGTCCTTCAAACAAAGAACCGTTGGAAACTCCAGGCGATAAAGTATTGAATCAAAATTCAAATAAAAAGAAGAAAAAATGAAAACGTTTCTACAATATTCAAAAGAGCGAGACAAGGAAGAGCTTGAAAGACAAATGCGCCATCATTTCGAAATGGCTCAAAGAAGTCTTGACACGGCTCAAGAATTGCAAAGTAAAGGTGACATGGATGGTTTTCACACATTTATGGCAAAGCACCACCATTTTCAAACTCAAGGTGAGTATTTAAAAACTCACTTGAATGAGGCTTCTCCAGCGTGGCAAAGAAAAGCTGGTAAAAGCCCAACTGGCGGTCTGAATCGCAAAGGTATTGCTTCTTATCGTCGTGAAAATCCTGGTTCAAAACTGTCAATGGCAGTGACAACACCTCCTTCAAAGTTGAAGCCAGGAAGCAAAGCTGCAAAAAGAAGAAAATCCTTCTGTGCAAGAATGGGTGGTATGCCTGGTCCAATGAAGGATGAAAAGGGTCGCCCAACTAGAAAAGCTTTATCGTTACGTAAATGGAACTGCTAATAAACGGAGAAAAAAATGTTCAATAATATTTTCAAGAAAAATGATCCTGTTGCTGATATGATCGCTCAAATTGCTGAAGCCGATTACAAAGCAAAAATGGAAGAGCTTAAAGGTCAACAGCATAAGATTGACAAAAACAAGAACAACAAGATTGATGCACACGACTTTGCAATTCTTCGTGGCGAAAAGAAAGCCATGAAAAAAGAAGAAGTTGATAGTGTTGAAGAAGCTAACAATCCATTTGATGTTAAGAACTACAAGAGTCAATTGAAATCAAAACCAGGTGAAAAAGCTGGCTTTGACTCCAAGAAAACATCTACTGGTACTGTTTATTCAAGAAAGCCAGTCAAAGATGAGCCAATGAAAAAGGAAGAAATTGACCCGAACAAGACAACAGTTGACACGTTAAATGGTCGTGAAAAAGATTCTAAGAATCCTTTTCTTTCGAAGAAAGTGTTCATGGATGTACCAGATAATGTAAAAGAAGAAACTGAACAAATTGATGAGTTGAAAAAAACGACTGTCAAATCTTATCTAAAGAAAAAAGTTGATACTCTCCCAGGAAAAGATCCAAAGAAAGACCAGGAAAGCATGATGAGAGCGCATCATCGTGTTACTGGTGTTAAACCAACTTCTGAAGAAGTTGAAAAAATCGACGAGCGTGAACTTACTAAAGGTGAAACCGCAGAAAAAGAACGTATCGTTAAAGGAATGAAAAAGAGTTTTGCTGGTTTCAAACAGCGTTACGGTGATAAAGCAAAATCAGTTATGTATGCTACCGCTACAAAGGCAGCTAAAAAGGATTGATAATGAGTAAAGCAGGCAATCTCATTAAAAACATGGTGAAAGCGAAAAAAGAATCTGTCATGGGTAAATTGGCCAACGGTGACGATCCGATGGAACCATGGTCGAAAAGATTCGATGCTCCAATCAAAGAAGAAGAATTGAACGAAGATACCTGGTTATATCGTTACATACGTTCTCTTGGTTGGGACCCGGAACACATGACATTTGCAGAACGTTCAAAATACGCTCGTTCGAATGCATTTAAACACTGGAAACAGTCACACATGAATCGTAGACCGGGTGAAACTGCCACAATGGAGAAACCAGTTCAGGAAGAAATTCTCGACGAAGCTGGAACTGGCTTGCTCATGTCATATATTAAATCCAAGGGTCTTGATCCAAGAACAATGGACGGAAATCAAAAAGCCGCATATTCTAAATCCAGTGAATTTAGAATGTTTAAAATGCGTCATATGAAAGAAGTTTCGGGGATGGGTGAACGTGGTGATGATTGGAATGAAGAAAAGAAACCTGTGAAAGAGGCTGTCGATAAAGCAGACACTGTTACAGTAGACATTCCATTGATGATTCGTCTTCTTGAATATGCTCGTGAAGATGCCAAAACCGATATGGATCTACACAAAGTTGTGGAAAATTTAATCAATATGCGTTCAGAAGGAACACTTTCAATGGATCATTACGATTCTATCGTAAATGTTAAGTCCATGAAAGAAGAGGTTGAACAAATTGATGAACTTGATAAAGCGACACTGACCAGCTATGCAACGAAAGCGAGAGCAGATGCTGAAAAGCTAACTAAGCAAGGTGATGCTGCATCAAAAAGAAGTTCCACGAAATCTTTACAGACTGCTTATGACAAATATAAAAAAGCAGCAAAACGCACGATGGGTGCCGGTAGTGCAGAGTCGAAAGCTCGTCTAAAAGAAGACGAGCAATTAGACGAACTAAAAAAGATTCCTGATAATATGGATGCTGACGACCATATTACCCGTGAAGATTTGCGTCAGTGGTTTAGTAAAACACACCCAGAGGGTGATTGGAAAAGAATCAATTCAAAAGGTGAAGTTGCAGGTCCTTGTGCCAGAGAGCCTGGTGAACCAAAACCTAAGTGCATGTCAAAAGAGAAACGCGCACAATTGAGCAAGAGTGAACGTGCGGCCGCAGTTGCAGCAAAACGTAAACATGATCCTGTTGCTGATAGACCAGGTAAAGGCGGTAAGCCTATTAACGTTTCAAATTACGGTAAAGGTAAACTGAGTGAAGAAGGTGTCGATGAAGCATGTTGGGATACACACAAACAAGAGGGAATGAAAAAGAAGGGCGATAGAATGGTCCCAAATTGTGTTCCTAAAAATGAATCTGTCGAACAAATTGATGAAAAAAACAAACCAACAAATCCAGGTTTGTGGTCTAGAGCAAAAGCAATGGCTCGTTCCAAGTTTGATGTTTACCCATCAGCTTATGCAAATGGTTGGGCAGCAAAATGGTACAAATCCAAAGGCGGCGGATGGAAGTCGGTGAAAGAAGATATTGTTCAAGAAGGTATTTACGGTATCGAGGATTCACCTTTGTCTGCGACAAATTCTGTTAAAGCTATGGAATCTTCTAACAGAAAAAAAGAAATGTCGAAATCTGCTAGAATGATTAAATCAATCTACAAAAAGAAAAATGTCAAAGAGACAATGTACGATTGGGAAAAGACTGAAAAGGGTGGTAAAGTTGTTGATGAGCCAACCGCAAAAGTTATTATGAAAGGTGGTACAACTATGACTGGAAAACCACGAGACACTATCGAAATAGAGCCTGTCTTAAAAACAAAACTTAACAGTCCGGCTGGTATGAAATCTAGCTTGCAATAAATAACAGTATATTCTTTTAAGGAGAAACAGTAATGTCAACAGCTTTTTGGACAATGACGGACGCTAACACTGGTGTTCCGCTTTTCGCACCAACAGCACTAAAACTTGCACCAACCCGTGCAAACGCAAATGTAATCTATGCTAACTCAAATACCGCACAAGCTTTTAGTGCAGCCGTTGGTGTTTGGGGTGTAGATACACAGGAAGCAACAAACACCCAAGTTACGCCAGCCGCAACAAAAATGGCTCACGCTGGTTGGGTTCAAAGAACCGCAGGTATGGGTGGTATTGTTACAATTTCTGCTAACACCAATGCTTATAGCCCAGACGGTAATATTTTTGTTACTTTCGCAAATGGTGGTACAGGTGCAACACCTGCAAACGCTACAGTTGTTACCAATGGTGCAAAACTAATCACAGGTATCACTTTGAATGAACCAGGTTTGTATCTAACAACACCAACCGCCACAGTTGTAAATAGTAACGTTGCTATCACAATCACTATGGGTGGTCGTGCTGGTAGAACACAATACGAAACTCTTGTTGCAACTGGTAGCATCACCGGCAACGGCGCAGTTATTATCTAATAAAAGGGCGGATTTTCCGCCCTATCATTATGTTTGATGATTTGACTGAAGACAATTTTATTATGTATGCTATGAAGGCATACTATTCGCCACACTGTATAATGAGTGAATTTGAGAGCGACCTAAAAAGAACAAAATATCTAAAAAGACTTTTCAGGCGCTACAAAATAACGAAAGCATTAAAAGAAAGATTAATCTTAAACCACATAATACTTCTTTATAATGTTTTTGGAGTCGAGGCGGCAACAAGAATATTGTTCTTCAGAATTGATGAAAAAGATTATGATGTTCTTAAAACTTTTTTGATTTATCTAAATTATATGCCAGATAAAATAAAAGGTATAGGTGGAAAAGATATTTTATCTTCTGATATACTAATTGATATGCATGTTGCAGATATACTAAGAAAAATATGAAATCATTCAAACAATTTATTTTAGAAGATGGTATGGTGGGTTCTTCCGGACCAACAAATGTTGTAAGCACTGGTGCGATTGCTGGAACGGGGGAAAAAGGTGGTGAACCAGGTGTGCGTTTAAAACGTAAGCGTGCTGTTATAGTTCAACCAATGCAAAAACGAAAACCACCAAAGATGTAAAATGTGGATATTACAGTGGTTACCTGACTGGTTTTTTTATGCTCTATTTTTCGTGGGCTTGTTGGGAATCGCTACTACATTTTTATTGAGATTCATACCTTTCTTTTATTTGTATAAGAATACAATTCAAGCTTTTTCTTTGTTATTGATTGTTATTGGTGTTTATATGTCAGGAGCAATCAGAGAAAAAGCTGCTTGGGAAATGAGAGTGAAAGAAATGGAGATAAAGCTTGCTGAAGCTCAAGCAGAATCTTCGAAAGTTAATACTGAGATAATTGAAAAAACTATAACAAAAACACAAATCGTTAAAGAGAGAGGTAACGATATTGTTAAATATATTGATCGTGAAGTGGTGAAATATGATAATGAATGTAAGATACCAAAAGAGTTCATTGAAGCACATAACAAAGCGACAACACGATGAAATATTTGTTGATTATTCTTACATTATTAACGGTGGGTTGTTCTACCACCGTGCCGGTCAAAGCAAAATTTCCTGACCCTCCAGGAAAATTGATGACCGAAAGATGCCCACAATTAAAAACGTTGGCTGATGATTCGAAGTTAAGTGATGTTTCTAAAACAATCACGATGAATTACACCGAATATTATATCTGTGCTGTCAAAGTGGATTCCTGGATCGAATGGTATGACAGTCAGAAAAAAATATTCGAAAGTGTAAAATAATGGAATTAACAAAAGAACAACTAAAACAATTACTTCCAAAGAATCCATATATTGATTACTGGCACAATGCATTGTCGCAACTATTGCCAGATTATGAAATCAATACACCACAGAGAATAGCTGCATTTGTTGCACAATGTTCACATGAGTCTGGTGGATTCATGGTACTTAAAGAGAACTTGAACTATCGCTGGCAATCTTTGAGAAAGTTATTTCCAAAATACTTCCCAACAGATGAATTGGCACAAAAATATGCATCAATGCCAAACAAACAGGAAGCAATAGCCAATAGAATTTATGCAAATAGAATGGGAAATGGTCCAGAAGAATCTGGCGATGGTTACAGATATTGTGGTCGCGGTCTTATTCAACTAACAGGTCGTCAAAACTATACCTGGTTTGCAGCATCACTTGAAATTACACCTGAAGAAGCAACCGAATATCTTGGAACATTTGAAGGTGCAGCACAATCTGCATGTTGGTTTTGGGAAACAAATAAATTAAATCAATGGGCAGATAAAGGTGATATTGTTACACTAACGAAAAGAATCAATGGTGGAACAATAGGTCTAGAAGATCGTATTAAACATTACGAACATGCTCTACACGTTTTAGGTGTATAAAATGAATGATAAAAAATTATTCATAGCACTACTAGTACTCATTTCTTTACCAATTGCATTGGCTTTCTTTGGTAAAGATCGCTTTAGATATCCATGTCAAGATCCTGAAAATTGGGATAAAGATTTCTGTAAAATGCCTTTGTGCGATGTAACACGTACATGCCCGGAACATATTTTCAAAGGTCAACGTGATCCAAGATTGGGTCCACCAGAAACAAGAAATCAACCAATCGGTCAAGCTCAGTCTTGTCAAGCACAACCACAAGGAGGTAGCTGTGGAAAATAATTTTATGTATACAGAAGAACAATTGATGGCGCGATTGAAATTTTTCATTGGCGTCTGCTTGGCACTGACATTAACAGGTATCGTTTTTGTTGTACTTTATTCAATTATATTTGTTACGCAGCCTCTGAATGCAATAAGCCCAATCGATCAGAAATTTTTTGAGTTGATTGTTCCTATTGCAACATTTTTAACAGGCACACTTTCCGGCATCATGTTAGCGGGAAATGATAAAGATTTGAGAGCAAAAGCTTTAGAGTCGGCGACAAAACCTCCGCCACCGCCTGCGCCAGTCCCAGTGCAACCAGTAAACACAATGAAGCGTGAGCCAGTTTTCACTGAAACGTTTGCACCAACAAATACTCAACCACAAATTGTTACCGGTTTCGGTGGAAAACCTGCGCCGGCTCCAGCATTCCAACCGGAAATTTAATATGTTAAAAACACTTTTATTGGATAGTCATGATGGATCGCTGAGTAGTAAAAGAGTCATAACTTTTTTCGCTTTCATTCTCTGCGGTATTGCATTCATTTCAAACTTGTTTTGGGGTTATAAGATTGATTCCGTTTTATTTGAAGGCATGATGTATATTGCAATGGTAGGTCTTGGAGTGACCGCTTCAGAAAAATTCGCACCAAAATCCAAAACAATAAATACAGACACGGAGAAATAAAATGAAAAAATTAATTACACTCTTTCTATTAGTATCTTCTTCACTAGTTTTTTCAGCCGAGACAAAAAAAGTATGCGTCGATGCTATAACTAATGATGGAAAACCAATCATCGATAAAAAAACAGGCAAACCAAAACAGGAATGCAAAGAAATGAAAGTTCACAAGAAATTGGAAGGAACAAAAGTTCCCGATAAAAAATGAGCGCAGATAACACCGAGTACACTCAACTTAAAGTTGATGTTGGTGTGCTTAAAACTCAAATATCGATGATAACCCAACTTTGTAATAAAATGGATACAGTTATCGAAAAACTGGCGGATAATCATGACCGTATGGTCAATCAAATTTACAATGATATGGATAAAACAGAAGACGACACGAATGCGAACATAAAAGAACTGCATTCCAGAATCACAACAGTAGATAGAAATTTGTGTGATAAGCTTGAGCTAACCGAACGTAGAATTATGGATGAGATTAAAAGCTTAAGACAACAAATCACAGAGCACAACAAAAAAGAAGATACCGAAATAAAAAAAATCCTAGAGTGGAAATGGATGGCTGCCGGTGGTATAGTAGTCATCATATGGTTGATTTCTAACATAAAATTTGATATGATACTGAAGCTGTTCGGTTAATTTTCCCCTCTTCTTTTGTTATGTCCATTTTTATTGATCGTAAATACCTAAACCTCCTTTCGCCAAAATTAAACAGGTTCTCTCAGAAAAAAGAGGACCTGTACAATTTCAGGTGCCCTTTCTGCGGCGACTCCCAAAAAAATAAATTCAAAGCACGCGGTTACATTTACCGCAAAAAGAATGACTATTACTACAAGTGTCAAAATTGTGGTGTTGGTCATACAATGTATAATTTTATCAATTTTTTGGACCCCAATCTTGTTAAAGAGTACGCATTAGAGCGTTACAGGAACGGTGAAACCGGAAACCAAAATTATCCAAAAAAGGAAATACAAGAACCAAAATTTGAAAAACCGGTTTTCAAGAAAAAACAAAAAATTAATTTACCAAAAATTAGTGATTTGCCACAAGACCACTATGCACACAATTATTGCATAGGACGAAAAATTCCATCGGATACATATGGTAATCTATATTATGCAAATGATTTCAAAGCCTTCATCGATGAAATTTTACCAGATCATGAAAAAGACTTGAAATTAGATGATCCTCGTCTTATTATTCCCTTCTATGATGAAGATGGAACGTTACTTGCTGTACAAGGGCGTTCGTTGCGAGATTCCAAAATCAGATATATAACAATCAAACTTACCGAAGAGAGTATAAAAATATTTGGTTTGGATAGAGTGAACAAAGAAGAAAAGGTGTATGTTACAGAAGGACCAATTGATTCCTTTTTTCTACCAAACTCGGTAGCAACTGCGGATGCCAACTTATCTAATGCGGTAAATTTTGTACCAAAAGATAAATTGGTTTTAGTTTTCGACAATGAACCCAGAAATAAAGATATTTGCCGTCTAATGGACAAAGCAATTGAGGAACATTTTCAAATTTGCATTTGGCCAGAGATGATTCAGGAAAAAGACATAAATGATATGATTCTTTCAGGATTTACTTCTGAAGAAATTTGTGATATAATAGATAAAAACACTTTCGTTAATTTAAGAGCAAAAATGGAATTTATAGGATGGAAAAAAGTATGAATGTAAAATTAATTAATTATTCAAGAAGCGATGACAACAAAAATTTGTTGGAACAAATTGCCTATGTTGCGCGTGTATCGAATCCAGCTAATCAAGATAATGATGCTACAGCCGAAAAGCTTGTTCGTTATTTGATTAAGAATAACCACTGGTCTCCTTTGGAGATGGTGAGTGTTTGTTTGGAAATCAATACAACTAGAGATATTGCACGACAAATTTTGAGACACCGCTCTTTCAGTTTCCAAGAATTCAGTCAACGTTATGCCGTAGCAGACTTGGGTTGGACTTTTAAAGAAGCAAGATTGCAAGATCAGAAAAATCGTCAAAATAGTACCTCTCTTGATGTGATTAACAACGACGAAGATCGCAAGTTAGCCTATCAATGGGAAATGATGCAAAAAAATCTGGTCGATAGAGTAATTGAAACATATGATTGGGCAATTGATAAAGGTATTGCCAAAGAGCAAGCACGGGCTGTTTTACCTGAAGGTATTACAAGGTCGAGAATGTATATGAATGGAACTCTACGTTCGTGGGTACACTATATACAACTCCGTTCCGCCAACGGAACACAAAAAGAACACCAAGAAATTGCAATTGCATGTGCAGAAGCAATCAAACCTATTTTTCCTATGATTGAGGAGTTTGTAAGTGTATAATGATGTAAAAACTTTTATTGAGGCTTGTGAACAAGAGCGCAACGAAAAAAATGTTGTTCTATATAAGTCTCTAATCAGAGAAGAATTTGATGAATTCATTAAAGCGTTTATTCAAAACGATGAAGAAGGACAACTTGATGGTTGTATGGATTTGATTTGGGTAATATTGGGTTATTGTTATATGAAAGATTATGATGTGCAAGGTGCATGGGATGAAGTTGCACGTTCCAATCTTTCGAAAATTGATTCGGTGACCGGTAAAGTTATTAAAAATAGCAACGGAAAAGTTATGAAGCCTGAAGGTTGGACACCACCTAATCTAAAACCATTTACAAAAAAATAATAAGGAAGAATATGGAATACATGGGTATTAAAATAGACTTAGAACGAGATAACTTGTTTGATGAACTTGGTATCAGACGTTTGAAAGAGTCTTACATGAGGGAGGAAGAAAAATCACCTCAAGAAAGATTTGCATTCGTTTCTGCAAAGTTTGGTTCGAATCCCGAACATGCACAAAGACTGTATGATTATTCGTCTAAACATTGGCTATCATATTCAACTCCTATTTTATCTTTCGGACGTTCGAAAAAAGGTATGCCCATTTCCTGTTTTTTAAATTACATTGAAGATACTGCGGAGGGTCTAGTTGATAATCTTTCTGAAACTAATTGGCTTTCTATGCTTGGTGGTGGCGTTGGTATCGGTTTCGGTATTCGTTCGTCGGATGATAAGAGCACAGGCGTCATGCCACACCTCAAAATTTACGATGCATCGTCTTTGGCCTATCGTCAAGGCCGTACTCGCCGTGGAAGTTACGCTGCTTACCTTGATATTAGTCATCCTGATGTTGTCGCATTCTTAGAAATGCGTAAGCCAACCGGCGATCCAAACGTTCGTTGTTTGAATTTGCATCACGGTATCAATATCACCGACGACTTCATGCAAATCATTGAAAAATGCATGATTGATCCTAATGCCTCTGATGATTGGCAATTAAAAGATCCACACACAGGTGAGATTCGTGAAGTTGTTTCCGCTAAACATTTGTGGCAACAAATTCTTGAACTTCGTATGCATACAGGTGAACCATACATTCACTTTATTGATACAAGCAATCGTCACCTTCCGGATTTCCTGAAAAACAAAGGATTGAAAATACACCAGTCAAATCTATGTTCTGAAATTATTCTGCCAACGAATGAAGAAAGAACTGCTGTATGTTGCCTATCTTCTTTAAACTTGGAGTACTATGATGCTTGGAAAAATGACAAACTTTTTCTACGGGACGTGGCTGAGATGCTTGATAACGTTCTACAGTATTTCATTGACAATGCTCCTGACAGCATATCACGCGCAAGATATTCTGCTTCTATGGAACGCTCTATTGGTGTTGGTGCCCTCGGTTTTCATGCATTACTTCAAAAGAACGGAGTTGCATTCGAAGGTGTCATGGCAAAAGTACTAAACAATAAAATTTTCAAATACATTAAGGAAAGTTTAGATGAAGCGAACCTTCAACTTGGTAAAGAACGTGGTGAAGCACCCGATGCTGTGGGCACTGGTAAGCGTTTTAGTCATGTTATGGCTATTGCTCCAAATGCTTCTTCGTCTATCATCATGGGAAATACTAGCCCTAGTATTGAGCCTTATCGTGCTAATGCGTACCGTCAGGACACTTTATCGGGATCATTTCTAAACAAGAATAGATATTTGGATGAAATCATCAAAAAAGAATCCGAAAAACACAAAGAAGGATGGTATGAAGATACGTGGTCATCTATCATTGCAAATGATGGTTCATGCCAGCACTTGGAATTTTTAGACGATAATCAGAAAGCAACATTTAAAACATCTATGGAGATTGACCAGCGTTGGGTTATTGAACACGCTGCTGATCGCCAACAATATATCGATCAAGCACAATCTCTGAATGTTTTCTTTAGACCTGATTCTCATATCAAATATATACATGCTATACACTTTATGGCATGGAAAAAGGGACTAAAAACACTTTACTATTGCCGTTCGGAGAAACTAGCGAAAGCAGATAAAGTTTCGAAGAAAATTGAAAGAAAAGTTATTGAAGAAATAGATATGTCACAAATTGCCCAAGGTAACGATTGTATTGCTTGCGAAGGATAAAAAATGAAAAAAGTTCTTAGATTTACTGCATCATGGTGTGGACCATGTAAAGCCTTAAGTAGTGTTCTAAATGAGGTTGAAACGGATCTTCCGTTTGAAGTTATTGATATTGATGTTCACCCAGAACTTGCAATTGAATTTGGTGTTCGTTCTGTGCCAACTCTTGTAATGATGGATGAAACTATTGAAATGAAAAGAACCACTGGAATGAAAACCAAAGAACAACTAACGGAGTGGTTGAATGCTTAAGAAAACACAATTCAAATTAACGGATGAAAGAAACAGTTTCAAACCTTTCAATTATCCGTGGGCTTATGATGCGTGGTTGAAACATGAGCAAAGTCATTGGCTTCATACGGAAGTTCCTATGGCAGAAGATGTTAAAGATTGGAAAAAACACCTAACAAATGAAGAGAAACAATTTCTCACACATATTTTCCGCTTTTTTACACAGGGAGATATCGACGTTGCTGGTGGTTACGTTCGTAATTACTTGCCTTATTTTCCTCAACCTGAAGTACGCATGATGTTGGCAGGATTTGCCGCAAGAGAGGCACTTCATGTTGCAGCATACAGTCATTTGATTGAAACTCTTGGATTACCAGAAACAACATATAATCAGTTTCTTGATTATCAAGAAATGAGAGATAAACATGATTATGTCATGGACATATCTTCTAAAAATGGAACAGCCGAATCTACTGCAACACACATTGCAGTTTTCTCAGCATTTACAGAAGGTATGCAGTTGTTCAGTTCTTTCATAATGTTGTTGAATTTCCCTCGCCACGGAAAAATGAAAGGTATGGGTCAGATTGTTACATGGTCGATTGTTGATGAAACGATGCATGCCGAATCAATGATTAAATTGTTCAGAACATACATTGAAGAAAATAAAGAAATTTGGAACGATGAACTTAAATCAAAAATTTATACAATTGCTGAACGAATGGTGCAACTTGAAGACAAGTTTATTGACCTCGCTTTCTCTATGGGAGCAATGCACGGTTTGTCTAGCGATGATGTTAAGCATTACATCCGTTATATTGCTGATCGTCGTCTTATTTCTTTGGGTCTGAAGGGTATTTACAAAGTTAAGAAAAATCCATTGCCTTGGGTCGAAGAGATGATTAACGCACCAACACACACAAATTTCTTTGAAAATCGTGCAACAGATTATGCAAAAGGTGCAACAAAAGGTTCATGGGAGGAAGTTTGGGCATGAAAACACTTAGAGAGATGATAGAGAGAAAATATCCAGACGGAACAAAAATTTCATCTAAATTGCCACCGAAATATGGTCCAGCAAAAGGATCGGAGAACTGTGCAAATTGTGGATATTTCGTTTCAGCAACAAAACATTGTAAAAAATGGGATGCCAAAGTTAGACCAACTTATTGGTGTGCAAAATGGGAACCCAAGGGACATGAAGGGAAACATAAATGACAAATAGAATAATTACAGGAGAATGTGATAATTGCGAATCATCTTTTGAAGTTGCTTATTCAGAAGAAATGGTTTCAGAAGATATGCCAAATTTCTGCCCATTCTGCGGTGAGGTCATCGAAAATATTGAAGAAGAATATATAGATGATGATGACTTCGATGAGAATGAGGAATGGAAATAAATTGGAAATATAACGGAAAAGATTTTACCGAAGAAGATATAGCCGACAACTACGGTTTCGTGTACCTTATTACAAATTTGGTTACAGGTAAAAAATACATAGGAAAAAAACTATTTTATTCTACCAAAACAAAAGTAATAAAAGGTAAAAAGAAAAGGTATAAAACATTTTCGGATTGGCAAACTTACTACGGATCCAACACCGAGTTGCAAAATGATGTTACAATATTGACTGAAGCCCTCTTCAGCCGGGAAATATTACATCTATGCAAAACAAAGGGTGAATGTAGTTATTTGGAAGCCAAAGAGCAATTCGATAGGGCAGTTTTGGAATCCAACGAATACTACAACTCATGGATAATGGTTAAAGTTAGAAAATCACATATAAAGGCCTTCAATGAACGAATTCTTACGAAAATTTGAAAATAGAGACTTCGATGGTTTAAATTTTTATAGAAATGAAAATGGTGATCTTGCCGTTGATGGTTTCGAATTTAAAAATTTCGGAGAAAAACTTCCAGGTTCTGAAATCGGTGATTTATATGATATAATCATTTTCCCTGAAGAACCACCGAAAGCCCCTGAAAGGTTTAAAGCAATCTTAACTTCTCCAATACATTATGTTTCGAGGATGATAGATGATGGTTTCTTAGGTGTTGTTGCAAAAGCGACAACAACCTCAGAAAAATTTATGAGTGACATTTTTGATGAAATGCACAATATGGTGCTAGACTATATTGATGAATATGAGGAGAAAAATAATGATCGAAAAATATGAATTGAAAGAAATGCTGCAAAACTCGGTATCTACCGTTGTATTTACTAAAGTTGATGGAACAGAACGTGAAATGAATTGTACACTTTTGTCCGAATACTTACCTGAGCCTGTTGCGGATAAACAACAACTCCTAACAGAAAATTTGACAAGACGAGAAAATCCTAATACAATATCTGTATGGGACTTGGATAATAACGGCTGGCGTTCTTTCCGAGTTGATTCGGTCAAATCTATTACTAGAAAGTCATGAGACATTCTTCTTTAAAAGAATATGAAAAATCTCTTTCAGGTGGTGAACCCACCTGGAAAAACGGAAACGAATCCATAACCAGAGCACTAAACTGGTACAACTATCATTCCGACACCAAAGAGAGTAAAAAATTCACAATCTCTTATCTGAAAGAAATAAAAGCAGATAAGAAGGATATTGAAATTCTCGAAAAGGTATCGGATGAATATTTCAAAAATCTGGGATTCGTTTGCCGAATGAAACTTCGTGGTGCACCTTTCTCCAAAAAAGAAGAGATGTGGATCCAAGATTCTATTGAAAATCTAAAAAAGAAAAATACACAATCTTCGGTTACTGTCGAATCGACACCAACAGTATCCATACAAGAACGTGTTGCAGAAAAAACAAAATATTTTATTGCTGAAATTGAAGGTGCAATAGATGACTGTCTTTTTGTTAAAGATTTCACTCTGTTTGATCCTTACGAACAAATGCAAGCTTTGGGTATGAAGGCTGCACATTCAAATGCTTTGGTAAAATTTTTCGATAAACGTCGAGAAGAAATTTCCCTTGCTCTTAAGGATAAAGAATTGGCCGAGGGCTATTCAAACTTCAAAAAAACAGAACTAAAAGAGTATTTGAAACTGCTGGAAAAAATTATTGCTGATGCAAAAAAACTTGCACACAATGCAAAGCTTTCTAGGGCTCCAAGGAAGAAAAAAGCTAAACCTGTTGATAAGGTTGTTGCCAAAATGCAGTATAAGAAAGAAGACAATGGGTATAAGATTGTTTCTATTAATCCTGTTGACCTTGTGGGTTGTACTCAACTTTGGGTATTTAATACCAAAACAAGGAAACTCGGAGTCTATAATTCCGTCGATGCGGATGGTTTGAATGTGAAAGGTACAACAATAGTTAATTTTAATGAAGAAACTTCAATACAGAAAACCTTGAGGAAACCAGAAGTTACTTTACCTGAGGTAATTAAATCCGGTAAAGTTGCAATTAGAAAGTTGCTTCCTAACATCAATGCAGTTGAGCAAAAGTTGACAGGAAGAATAAATGCTGATACAATTCTTCTCAGAGCTATTAAATAAAGGTTTTTATGATTCTCATTGATTTGAACCAAGTTTTGCTGTCCGGTTTGATGGCACAAATTGGTGGTCAAAAAAATATCAAGCTTGAAGAAGGCTTGGTGCGTCACATGGTTTTGAACATTCTCCGTTCACACGTAAAACAATTTCGCAACGAATATGGTGAAGTTGTTCTCTGCTGCGACAATAAAAAATATTGGCGTAAAGAGTTTTTCCCGTTCTATAAAGCTGGTCGTAAGAAAACCCGTGAAAAATCGGAACTTGATTGGCATTTGATTTTCGATATCCTCGGTAATCTTAAAAATGAACTTAGGGAAAATTTCCCGTACAAAGTTATTGATGTTGAAGGTGCTGAGGCTGATGATATCATTGGCACACTGACTCCTCTTTTTTCGAATAGCGAAAAGATCCTGATTCTGTCCAGTGATGGCGACTTTCTGCAATTGCAACAATATAAGAACGTCAAACAATATAATCCAACACAGAAAAAATTTATTAAATCGGTTGATCCTCTTTTGGAACTAAAAGAGAAGATTATCACTGGCGATAAAGGTGACGGTATTCCGAACGTACTTTCTCCTTCAGATTGTTTCGTGCGTGAAATGCGCCAGAAACCTATCACCAAGAATAAAATGCAGCAAATGCTTTCAGAAAGCTTTTCTGACTGGCAAGATGAAGAAGCCAAAGTTGGTTTTTCTAGGAATCAAGTTTTGATTGATTTGCGTAATATTCCTGAAGAAATTAAAAAATCGATTATTGATACATATAATAATACAAAGCCGTGCCCACGTTCCAAGCTTATTAATTATTTTATGGATAAAAAGCTTAAGAACCTTATGGACGTTATAGAGGAATTTTAATGAGAAAAAACATTTATGAAATTTTTGACGAATTTGCTGCGGTAAGTTCCAAAAAAGAAAAGATTGAAGTATTAGCTAAAAACTGGAATCCAACACTTAGATTGGTGTTGCAGCTTGCTTATGATCCTAATATTAATTGGATCGTTAAGGAGAAACCGGCCAACTATAAAAAGCCTGATACTGCACCGGGTATTTCTTTTAGCACATTGAATACGGAATTACGCAGATTGTATCTTTTTCAATCTGGAAATCCAAGTGCCGAAAAACTCACACCAAAAAGGCGCGAGGAACTTTTGTTGATTTTGCTAGAATCTCTTGAGCCAAGAGAAGCAGACGTAATAATTGGTATTTTCAAAAAAGATTTGGGTGTCAAAGGATTGACATATAAGTTTATCCGAGACAACATTCCTGGAGTTCTACAATAAGTAGAATAATTTTTAACTAAGACTAATGGAGTTTTAAGTGGGTAAAACTTTTAATAAATCTCGTCAAGGCCGTGATTACTACGAAGACGAATTTATTTACGAAAAAATTGATAATAAGAAGCGTAAAAAACAAAACGCTGAATTGAGGAAAATGAGAATGCGTCAGTTTGACGATGATAATTATGGATACGAAAGTAATTCCAAAACATATCGTTATCGTTGAGTTGTAATCCTACAACACAAAGCTTGATTTTAACCTAACAGCATTGTATAATGTAAGCTTGTTAGGAGATTTGTTATGATGATCTATGCTAGGATTAAAAAGTCCAAACCGAAACTTCGCCCCAAAAAAGAACGTGAAGAATATGAGGCTTGGCTTCAAAAACACAAAGTCGGTGTTAAGGTGAAATCGTCTTATCAACCACTGTCTTATAGTCTATCTACGCCAGCAGGTAGAGAAACGAATCGTATTCCTTCGTTGAATACGGGAAATTCTCCTGCTCTTGCTAAGGACAAAAAAACGTACACTGGCACAAAAATGCTTGGTATCGGAACTCTGCATAAATCAAATGCAGTTCCGGTCTTTTCCGAAGAAGAAGCACAAGATATGGCCAAAATGAGGCGATAAAATGGATAAGATACAAATTAAAATCAAGACACCTAAACCTTTTTGTCGAACACCGATCAAGCCGGTGCAAGCACACAAAAATAGTGTAAAATATTCTCGTCAACCCAAACACCGTAATAAGGAAAATTATGCTCACTGAAAGTGAAATCAAAGAAATTGAAGACCGTCTGTATAGTATGTCTTGGGAAGAGTTGCAGGAAACACTGATGCATGTTGAAATGCTCGCTGCAATGAAGGCTAATAAGATTGTTTTCTCTGAATTTGATAAGGTGCAGTAATGATTGACGACAGAAGTGATAAATTTTGGCACTCTTTTCATCTTTTTGAAGAAATTCTTGATGATACACAAATTGATTGTTTAGTTTATGAACTTATTAAGTTCAGACCCAACTTGGCCAACGATCTTTATTTTGAATTAGATAAAAATTTAGTAAAAAAGACGCCTTGGCACGAAGAATTGACTAAAGTTGTGCATGAATGGGTCAATCCAACACAAAAAACTTACGGTCCAATTACAATTGAAGATGCCAATGACGGGTCTGGCGACGGAATTCTCACTTTTCCGCCGGAATTTCTTGAGGAAACAGGCTGGAAAGAAGGAGACACGATTTCCATGGAAGTTTCCGACGACGGAAAACTAATTTTGCGAAAAAAAGACTAATTTTTTCAAAAAACTTGACTTTTTTTGTGATTTTGCTAAAATACATACACAAAATCACTTAGGAGAAATCATGCTTATCGAAGCCAAATCGAATCTTGCTCGTCTGATGGCTACGGAAAATCTGGTTGTCGAAGAACGAAACGTACAAACAGCTTATTTTGATCCGAAAAATCGAATTTTGACGGTCCCAATTCTTAACGGCGACCTTTCTTCTGAACTTTATGACCTCCTTCTTGGTCATGAAGTTGGTCATGCTTTGGAAACTCCACCTGAAGGTTGGCATGATTCTCTAGTCAAGCACAAAGTAAATAAAAGCATTCTGAATGTGTGTGAGGATGCACGTATTGAGAAAAAAATTAAACGCCGTTTTCCTGGTTTGAAACCGTCTTTTGCCAAGGGTTACCGAGAACTCTTGGAGATGGACTTCTTTGGCATTAAAGGTGTTGATGTAAATACACTCAATTTTATTGACCGAGTGAATCTGCACACAAAAGGCGGCGCATATCATGTTATTTCATTTTCCGACGAAGAAAAAGAATTGCTGCGGGAAATTGAAAACACCGAATCCTTCGAAGAGGTTGTTGAAGTTGCATTGAAAGTGCAACAATATATGAAAGACCTGAAAGATATGGAACAAAAAGAAAAACAAGATAGCAAAAAAGGTCAAAAATCCGATTCAGCCGAAGAAGGTGAAGAGGAAGAATCTGAATCCTCAGATAAATCTTCCACCGGAAGTGGAGAAGATGACTCAGAAAATAAGATTAAACCGGATGAACTGGACGATGACTCATTGGAAATGAAAGAAGTCAACAAAGATGGATCTTCCGAGATTGATGAAAAGGGTAAAGGAAACAAAACCAAGAAATCGATGGAAGGTGGTGATGGTCCAGAATCCGACATTTCTTCGGTGACCGATCAAAAGTTCCGCGAAAAAGAAAAATCCCTTTACAACAACACAAATAAATCCGATATCATCTATTCTAACATTCCCGAGTATGATTCGGAAAAATGCATCTTTTCATATAAAGAGATTTTGCAAATTGTCGAGGAAGAAAACAAAAACTTTGTGGACAACTATACCAGGGAAAAATGTTATCGTCCCGAAGAAATGATGCAAAGTTTTGTGAAGTATAAAAACCAATCGAATAAAGTGGTTTCGTACCTCGTCAAAGAATTTGAAATGCGTAAAAACGCAGAAAAACAAAACCGTGCTAGGACTTCCAAGACCGGTGAATTGAACATGGATAAAATCTATGAATACAAATTAACCGATGACATTTTCAAACGTATGACTAATGTGCCCAATGGTAAATCTCATGGGCTTGTCATGTTCGTTGACTGGTCCGGTTCTATGGACGAACACCTTGGTCCGACCGTTAAACAGCTTTTTAACTTGGTCATGTTTTGCAAGAAGGTTAACATTCCGTATGAGGTATATGCTTTCACCTCAAATGGTATGGAAAATGTTCCACAAAGCAAACGAGTGCGTCAAAAACAAAAAGTTGGTGACCTTCAAGTGAATTTTCAATTCAATTTGCTGAATATTCTTTCCAGTAAAATGACGAATAAGGAATTCATGAAAATGGCTTCCATTCTATATTACATTGGTTGTGAAAAGCCGAGGTATGGTGGAATCATGATTGTTCCCGAAATTCTTCGTTTGAGTGGTACTCCTCTGAATTCTGCAATTGTTGCAGCATTTGATATTGTTCCGAAGTTCAAAAAGAATAACAGACTTCAAATTGTGAATACTCTGTTTCTAACCGACGGTGAAAGCTCCATGCTTGAGGGTCGAATTAGTTTCCAAGAACGTGAAAGCAAACGTTTTGTTGTGTTGAATGAGAATGTTCCGACGACCAGACGCCGTTGTTTCTACCGTGATCCGGTAACAAAAGCAACCGTAGAGGTTACATATCGTAATTATTCTATTTCTGGTGCAGAAACGGAAACTTTGCTGAAACTGCTGAAACAGCGTGTAGACTCCAATCTAATTGGTTTCTATGTGGCCCGTCGAAGAGACATTAACAATGCAATTAGTATGTTTTGTTCCGATGAAAAAGAAGCTAATAAGCTTAAGCTTGAATTTCAGAAAAATGACAATACTGTCATCACAACATATGGATATGATGAATATTATATGTTGCGTTCTGAGAGTCTGAACACCGAAGATGATGAAGATTTTGAGGTGAACAGTACAACGACACGGGGGCTTGTTAGTGCTTTTTCTAAATACACGGGTGGTAAAACATCGTCCCGTGTCATTTTGAACCGGTTCATCAAACTTATTGCATAATATGGAATGACGACAAAGAAAAAGCAGTTTAAGGCTCACCTTATCAAGTATCGAACAAAAGATAATTCAAAGTTCCTGTGGTTCTGGGTCAACCCAGAATCCGGGTCCACTTTGTCTCCGTTTTTTCAAACACAGGAATTAGCCGAGGCTTGGTTCGATGAGATTCTTATGGTGCATAACGAAACATACAATTTAATTGATAGGGTCAAGAACGGTAAGTTTTATATGATTCGTGCAAGGGTCGATGTGGAAGAAATGTTAACAACACCTAAAACGTTTGAGTGCCCGTTTACAATTCATCTAGAAGATGATATAATTGATGTAGAAGTTCTCGGAGTCTCTTTAGAGGACGCCAAATCGAGAGTCGAAGAATATTTTGATATTATAGAATGGATTGAATAATGTTTGATGATATTGAATTTGAAATTAAGGAATACCCCATACAGGGTAAGATGGTCATTGGAACATATACATTATCCATGGCTGAGGCAATAAAACTTAACAACCAAATGACGGGCATGGTTGTCAAAGAAAACCTAACCCAAAAGATGGTTAATTTTATTTTGGAAAACAAGCTGGCCGAATTCACGATGCAAGAAAGCCCCGTGGATATAACCAAAACATATCGAATCCGTTGTTTCCTCACACCAGACGATCAGGTGCGAGTGATACGTAAACTACATGATGTAAATGTATGACTGAGGAAGAATCCAGTGAGGTCCTAGCGCGCCTCCTGCAAAAGTATGGTGAAGACTTACCGGACCCAGAACACTATCCACAGATTTTTAGTTATTTGGTAAAACTATACCTCCGTGAATTGAGACTTGAAAATGCAAACCCAATTTGACCCCTCCGCCGTATCATTTACAGTTGCTGGTAAAGCAATCAAACACCTAGCAAAACTACACCTAAACGAAAAGCTCAAGAACGTTCCATACAAACTCCGAGAATTCACAATAGCCAATTGTGTTCTTTCCGGTGGTTGTTTTGCGTCCCTTTTCCACAACGAAAAGGTCAACGACTTTGACCTCTACCTCAAAAACATTTCCATGATAGTGGAATTAAACAACCTCCTTAAAGAATACAAAGGTTTGAATAAAGAATTGGTAGAAGAAGCTTATGCTGATGTTTTCGTAGACGGTAAACTCACAACCATAAAAGCAGTCACCTTAGACAATAGACTACAGTATATCACTATGGTGGACTTCCAAACCGCAAAGCAAAACATGGATTATGTCCATTGTACGGTGAGCTATGATCCGTCTAAGGATACTCTATGGCTCTCAGAACTCCAATTTGATTGCATTCAAAACAAAAAATTGGTTGCTAATAACCTAACATCAATCACTGCTAAAAGGGGAGAAAAATTCCGTAGTAGGGGTTGGGTTTCATCATTTAGACCATGAAAACGATTATTGCGGGTTCCAGAGACTTCAATGATTTCGATTACATGAAAGCATACCTTGCTACGATACCACCATGGATAGAAATCACTGAGGTCGTTTCCGGATGCGCCCAAGGTGCAGATACGCTAGGAGAGAAATGGGCAGAACTCAAAAGAATTCCAGTAAAACGCTTTCCAGCAGAATGGGAAAGACTAGGTAAGAGAGCAGGTCCAATAAGAAACGCAGAGATGGGAATCTATGCAGAAGGGCTCATTGCTTTTTGGGACGGTAAATCCAGAGGTACACAACACATGATACTGTTCATGCAGCAGAATAATAAGTGGACCTATGTGGTACGTACAGATATACCCTGGTGTGGTAAGTATGAAAACCGAAGCCCCGTGTTAAACAATGTAGAGTATACACAAGAGAGATTATGAACTACGTAGAATCATTCTTAACCATATCAATATACCAACTGAACCTATTCTCATTTATGTTAGGTATGGTATATACCCTATGTAATGTGCGCTGGGGTAACCAGTCAAAACTCTGGATGCATGTAGTGATTTACACTATGTTCGTAGCATTGTATTATTTTGCGAAGAGTAATGGTTACGTATAAATTTCGAAACTCCTCTGGAACCTCCTGGAAAAAATTTTGAGGATGTGCTAGATAGAAAACTCGAAAATGTGCTGGGGCCTCCAGAAAATAAATTTTAGAAAAAAAGAGTTTGGGCCATAGGCGAAAATTACTTACATAGCGTTATTTTTAGCACACTGCTGCCATATTTTTAGAGCCAAAAAAGGGCGCCGAAGCGCCCCTAAATCACTGCCAGCCCCAACTTAAACCACTGCCCTCCACACCATCAGGTCCAGAGCAAGCACAACAGCCGCAGCCATACCAACCACCACGAAACCGATCATTTCTGCTTTAGTATACATTTGTTTACTCCTTAGGCGATTTCTTTACGAATTTGGGACTCTTGCAATTCAGCCTGACGCTTGGCTGCGGTGCTGAGGTCTTCAGCGAGGAAAACGAGGTCATCAAAGGCCTCGCGGGCAATCTGGCGGTCGTGGGCGTGTTCAGACTTTTCCAGATCACGGGTGGCATGGAACTTGACCAGAGCCTCGGCGTAACGGATAGCGGCTTGCTCAACGGTGTGGTTCAGAATCATTTGGTGCTCCTTTGTTTCAGTGGTTGGATTATGGCGGATCTGGTAGGAATGGCAACTGTATACTTTAGTATTCCACCGGAGTGGTCAACCATTACTTTTCAATACGGACGCACATGGGTTTTTTAGTGGTCATTGCCGGGCGGGCATCATCCACGGCCTTGTAGAGGGCTACGGCAGCCACCTCACACTTTTCCTTGGAGGAAAACTCCGGTCCCACGCTCCAAGTGCTGGCGTGACCAAGAACAACCAAAACCCAAACAATCGTGTTCATTTCGTTTCCTTATCTACTATGGAATGGATTATGACAGGATCCGTGGATTTGGCAACCACTCCGGTATTGTTGACCGGAGTGGTGGATTACTTGCCATCCTCCCATGTGCCTGTAGTATAATCCACGGCTTCCGCCACCACCTCACCATCCGGACCAAACTTGGTGTAAGAATAAAAGTTTACACCAACCACCTGAGTGTAATAACCTTTGGTTTCTTCCACCACTGACATTTCCACATCATATTCCCGGAGAAGGGCATGGAGCTTTTGTTTGAATTCTTCGGTTCTGGTCATCGTGTGCTCCTTCGAATCAATGGTTGGATTATGACAGAATCCGTGGATTTGGCAACCAGTGGGTTACAGAAGAACCTCTAGGTCCGAGTGGTCCAGGCGGTCCTCAGCCTCAAAGGTCTCCGGTTCAAACTCCATGAGCTTGGGAGCCTTGGGTTCAGCCTTAGGCTTCGCCGCCTTCACCACCTTGGCTGGCTTGACCTCCTTACGGAGCACCACGGTATGCGGCACCGGTTCTTGAACCACCTTCACACTCTCCAGCACCTGGCCAGGCTGGCCATACTTTTTATGGAAGAATGCATCCACCTTCTGCCAGGTCTTACGGAAGGCCTCAGCCTTACCACCATACCAGCCTTCGAAACCATTCCGATCCTTGCGGAAAACAATGGTAAAATCGGGATAACGGACTTGGGCTTTACGTGCCATTTTTGTTCCTTTAGTGTATAATTAAGAGTTTAACGGAGAGCCATGGCTAGAGCCAAACCCATGGCAATGCCGGACAGGTAGGTTGTAATGAAAATGAGATTTTGAATTTTTTCCATTTGGTTTCCTTTCTGATTTACTATGGAATGGATTCTACAGGTTCTGGAAGGTTTGGCAACCACGGTTGGAATAGTTGACCAATCCGGTGGATTATGCGGCCACTGCCAAGCGGATGACCTTCGCCATTTTCCGACCGTGGGCGGGGTAGCCGACCACTGCCACGGACTTATCGTAGCAGGCGCGGCAGCCGTTACACTTTCCACCATGATTGTAAGCACCGCAAACCGTAACGCCAGCGGGGACCGTATCGGCATCCGGCAGGATGGTGGAGCCATGCACACCAGCGGTGAAGGTACCATCCACGGCATCGGAAGAAAACCGAACCATTACATTGTCCAGCCTTTGCATGGCGGCGATGATGGGCTGGAATTTAGGGAATTTTGCCATGCGGGTCGGCAACCAATGCTTAACGTGAGGAGTGCCAGCCATAACCTGGTAGATTTTCTCAGCCAGCCCCAGGCTGTACATATCGCCGGAATCAAACCAGCGGAAATACTTGGCTTTTTTGAGGGCTTGGATCATATCAGCCACCCAGCCATCCCGCTGCCAGTCTTCCTTATTGAAGGCGCGGGGAGCCTTGACCGTGGAGAATGCATACATTCCCGTGGTGGCGTAGCATCCAGAGCAGGCGGAGACCAGTTTACCATCGGAACCAACCGAACCAGGGCATGTCTCCAAGGCTTCCAGGGACCAGGATTGGATGCCGTCAAGCTTAGAGGTTTTGGAGAGCTTTACCATTTGGTGTCCTTGTTGCGTTACGATGGAATGGATTATGACAGAACCGGAGGTTTTGGCAACCATCCTAGGATAGTTGACCGGAAAAGGAGGTTATTCCTCCTCAGCCTCTTCCTCTTCCTCAAAGTGTTCCAGAAGTTGGTCCCAATCCACGGCGGAGAGGTTGACCATGTCCTTCAGGGGACCATCCGGCATATCGTCATATTGTTCCTCCAGCATGTAGCGGATGGACTCTACATCCTCACGGGATTCCGGATTGCACCAGACATTGACCAACCAGGTTTCGCGGTTGGTCCAGCCATTGTAACCTTGAGACATTTTCGTTTCCTTTCAAACTATGGAATGGATTATGACAGAATCCGTGGAGATGGCAACAATTATTTGGTTCTGATTTTAAGATAGAACCGTCCATTGTGGACGTATCCGCGGAGGAGACCAGGCAGCCCGTATTCCTTAGCCATGGCTCGCATGGCTTGGTAGTGGTTGGTTTTGTGTTTTTTCATCATGGAATGAAGTGTAGCAGAGCCAGAGGATTTGGCAACCATCTGGAAATGACCCACCGGATCGGTCGGGTACTGGTTGCCGGGGGTTCGGATTGTGGTATAATAGACTCATTCGAAAGCGGGACTGGGGTGGACACGGAGGCTGCGCGTCATTCCGCACTGTAATACTTCCGTACTACCGCCGGCGGAAGACGTTTGGACCATTATAACATGCGGAGCAAAGCTTTGGCAACCAGTCTCAAAAATACTTGACCGGAACACTGTAATACTTTTTGAATACTTGCCATTCTCGCTGATTGTGTCATAATAGCATTATTGAAACAACGAATGAAAGTAAAAGCATGAAAGTAGTACAATCGTATTCATCTAAAGAATGTAACGAATTTGATATTGTCGTCAATGATGTTAAAATTGCATATTATATTGAACATTTCAAAGATGAAAATTGTAATGTTCTAGAAAAAACATTATATGAAATTTATTATGATTATAATGAAGAAGATGACGATTATACATCATCTTTTGCAACTGATGATTATAATGAATTGCAAGACGTTATAGATTCAATTTACGAAAATCTGTAATACTTTAGTAATCCAGCACTGTGCTGGGTTAATACTTGTCGGTGGCGGTCGGTGTGTTATAATGGCATTTTCAACAATGAAAGGCACTGTATGAAAACACTGTATGAAATTACAGTAAAACTAACGGTCTACGCTGAGAATGAGCAAGCCGCTTATGATATTATTGAGAATGATATAGATTCTCTGGTGTCAGAGTCGGAACAATTGCAGAATTATGCAATTGATAATGTTGTCACGGTTGAAACGGAGTAAAAGTATGTTCAAAATTGAATATGATATTGAGAATGAAGTTTATAACGTCACGGAATCTGGCGTTATCGTAGAGTCCTTTGCAACCCTCTGGGATGCTATGGATTATCGCGCCTCTATGATCTGGGAGCGGGATATGGCTTTCAACGATTATGGATGTGAGTTCGATATTGAGGAATACTGAGTCTCGGTGGCGTTTTTTTCGAAATAATATGCTGAATTTTCTGGAAATTCGCTGAGAATATGTCACTAAGTCCAGCACATTCCAGCACATTCTCTATATTAATCGCACAAAAACCATACACCGCGACAGGCTTAGCGATATCTGCGAGGCGTGCGATAATCGCGCATTTTTCCCATACTAAATACAATCTTTTTTGGAATTTACTCTCTCGGTGGTGTTTTATGAACGAACGAATTAAAAAACTGGCTGAACAATCTGGATTCATTGGGCAAAGTATGAATCCTATTATTGGTACTAGCCAAGAAACGGCATTGAAAAATTTCGCTGAATTACTTATTCGGGAATGTATATGTCAATGTGATGACCTCAATAGTATGAAATACATTGCCGATCATTTTGGTATTCAAATTGAAGGTTTGGAATAAGTCGGTCGGTGGTGTTTTTTTACTAAGTTTCTAACGGAGTTTTCTCATGGCTAAATTGCTGATTTCCACCCAGGTTTATGAAAACTATGGCGATGCGATTAAACCCTATTTCAAACCCAAGGGTGGTTCGGATTATGTGGTGAAAAACTTTAATCATAAGAGTTTCCTTGATACCACGGAGATTGTAATGGCTCTCCGTTCTCAGGTTGAATGTGATAATGATTATTACCATGAGTATATCGTGGATTGGATTATCGAGGAAGATGATTATCTCACACCCTTTGAACGGGATCAGTTGGAATTTGAAGGTGTGATTCGGTTTTCTCCCAAGGAACTTTTCATTTAATATGGAGGCTATTATGGACTACGGAATGTTCACTGATGCTGGCAATGCAATGATCCACGGTATCGTTGTCACCTCTAAAATGGCAGGTCTTGATTGGGACCAAGTGCTTGAAATTCTGCATGACATTAGCACCCTTGATGGTGTTGAAGAAGCCACCGATACTGCGGTACGGGAATGTGTGTACGATGCACTTGGTTTTAAATCTGGCTTTTATTGCTGAATTCAAATTAAAGGAGTCTTTAATATGTCAACCCTCACCCAATACACCCTGGAAATCTATAAATCCGATAAACGCACCAAAGAAGGGCGCCGGCTGTATGCTGTCCAGGACTTTGCACATTGCACCCAAGATTATATTAATATTGTGGCTGAAAGTAAACGCAAACTTGGTTTTATCGTTGAAATCCACGAAACCTATGTGATTCGTAAAAATGCATTGGATGGGCGTGAGTTTGAGGAACGGTATGATACACCATATTATGCATCCCCCCGTTCTGAAACATATTGGAGCACTTAAAATGAATTTTCTAATTATAGCAGAAAAATATGCGGAAGCCCATGATGATGAAATGTGGTTCAAAAACCTATACACTGGCTTCCGTGAGTATAACGATGTAAACGATTCGGTTTGGAAAACCCTGTCTTATCTTTATGGTAACCGAGTTGCCAATATGTTGTCGGAGTTTAAATTATGAACGAACGAATTAAAGAACTTGCTTTAAAGGCTGGACTAGGTGACCACTTATGGTTGGACATTTCCGATTCAGAAGATGTTAAAGTAACAGAAAAGTTCGCCGAGTTATTGATTCGGGAATGTGTCACATCCATTGAAAAGACTATTGACACTAACTGCGATACCGACAGTGAAAAGATAGGGTGTGAATTTGCTATTACAGATTTGTTGAAACATTTTGGAATTGAAGAATGAAAACACGTAATTTCCATGTATATTCTGATCCTGGGCACGGCTGGTGCAAGGTTCATAAGAAACTGTTGGTTAAACTTGGTATCGAAAATAAAATTACCACTTATAGCTATATGCGTGGTGATTATGCTTATCTAGAGGAAGATTGTGATCTTTCTACTCTGATAAATGCACTGAAAGCAAATGGTTGTATGAATATTTCTTTTAAAGAATTTAACACTAACCGCACCAGTAAAATTCGTGGTTATTCTCATTATTCGGTTAAAGTGAATAACCACTAACCCTATTGCCATCCTCACCGGTTCTGGTATAATCCACGTCACACCAACCAAGGAAACGACATGAATTCGATAAAATACCGTATCTATTATTTCAAGAGAATGGTACATTCTTTTAAAGCCGGATTCATTTTCCTTTGGTATGTTATTCGGGGTAATTGATTATGTTCTATAAATCCAATCTGGTCTATGTGGCTGAAGATTTTCGGCTGCCCATTGGTCCATTTATCGACTATTGCCAACATAATTTCTCGGAATATGTCTGGGAAGTATTTGATGGCGTAGTTTATTGCCATTCCAATGATGCTGGCTTTTTAGCCGGCGAATATCGTGAGTTTCTTGAAAAGGTGAGCCGTTATGTATGAAGAATATCAAATTCATGTGCATCACAATGATGCTTACTCTTACAAAGTAATTGTAAGTGAATCTATTTTTGAAGTTTCTTATTTTGAATACCATAATGAATCAAAAGAACCGCGACAAACCCTGAGTTTCGGTTCTATTCAGGAAATGGAGGCTGTGGCTAATGCTATGCTGAAAACCATTAAAATGCTCAAAGGTTGAAGAATGATTCATTTTGACTTTATTGTTTCTGATGCTGAAGCTGAAGATATATTCAACATTCTCAATAACCAAATTCACCGTAATCGTGAAGAAATGTGTGGTATTTCTGGCGGTTTGCTTGAAATTGCAGAACAAATGCAAAAAGAATATGATGAAGATAATCTGTCGGCTATGCAACGAATTGCATTCCGTGTTTTTATGCGTGAAATGGGTAAACTGTTTGCGCCTGCTGTGAGTTAATGATATGATAAAAAATCGTTATGGCGATGAATATGAGTTTGTTCACCTTGGTGAAAATATGTACACCATTAAAGGTGAACTAAACCATTGGCGCATGGGTGCTAAAGAAGGATGCACCGATTGGACCGACCTAGATTTTGTGGATCCAAGTGGTGGTCCATTTATTCGTGTTGGTCATTATGAGATTGAAGGGCGTAAGGTGAAAAGTATCACCTCCTTTGGTTCTTCTTTTGTTTTTGAGGTGGAATAATGTTGCGAATGGTTTATATTTGGTTGGTTCTTTCAACTCTTATTTTCGGAGGAATCTATACTTGGCGAGAATTGAGTAACCGTGAAAAGTGGCAGTTGACAAAGATTGCCGCTTATGCTACAATCTGCTCTCTGTTGTCGGTTTTGATTCTTTCTTTTATTGTTGTTCTTTTCTGAGGATTATATGAAACGTTTTGCTCTCTCTGCTCTTGTTGCTGCTTCGGTTCTTGCCACGGGTTGCACCCGAATTGAGACTGGTGAGGTTGGTGTCCGCGTTGGTTTTGACAAGCAGGTCAAACCTGGTGAACTCCTGCCTGGCTCTTTTAACCAGGTTCTGGTTGGTGACGTTCTGACGTTCCCCGTCAAGGACGTTAACGTGGTGCTGGAGAATATGACGCCAGTGGCTAAGGACAATTCCACGATGGCTGACCTTGATGCCGTGGTTGTTTATAATATTAACCAAAATCAAGTTGCGGAACTTTATAGTTCCAAGAATAAGAGTTTTCATGCTGAAAGCAAAGGTGATGTTTATCTGATGTACAATTACATTGTGCAAAATGCACGTAATGCAATTTACAAGGCTGCACGTAAATACGAAGCCCTTGATATGGCAGATAATCGTACTGAAATGGAAAACTTCATTAAAGATGAAATTATCCGTAATCTTGCCGAGGAGAAGCTTGACGGTAGTTTGAATATTACTCAAGTTATGATTCGTAATGTAGTTCCCGCACCAAGTGTTGTAGCATCGGCCAATGAATTGGTGCGTTCTAAGAATGAACTGAAACAAAAAGAAGTTGAAGTTAAAACGGCTGAAGCTGAATCTCGGCGTATGGCTGCACTAGCCAATAACTCTGCTAGTTCTATTGCATTTATGAATGCACAGGCTGCACTGAATATCTCCGAAGGTATTAAGAATGGTAAGGTACAAACGATTGTCGTTCCAAGTAATATGACCAGTCTGATGCTGCCGAAGTAATTATAGGGACCGAAAGGTCCCTTTTTTGGAGTTTAATAATGAATAAAGAACATTATTTTGTATATCTCGACAATCTCCGAGAATCTGGTGAAACCAATATGTTTGGTGCTGCACCATATCTTGCTGATGTTTTTGAATTAACAAAGCAAGAGGCTCATGATATTCTATTGCAATGGATGCAAACATTTGATGAGCGACACAAGACAAAACATTAATGAAAACACTGAGACATTGTTGGTGGGCTATTCGTTACGGTGAATGGCATTGTGGTTGGGAAATGTATAAAGATAAACCCAAGTTCGGCTTCTATCATTTTTATTATGATGGTAATTGTGCAGGGTTTCATTTATATAAGTTTTGGTTAAGTGTACGATACTGATTGGAATAATATGACAGATAAACCTAAATGCTATCAACTCATTGGTATACCTGGCTCAGGTAAATCTACATGGGCAGAAAAAATGGGGCAAGTTATGCATTATACCTCAATAGTTTCAACCGATATGTGGGTTGAAATGGAGGCTGAGCGTGTTGGTAAAACATACACTGAAGTTTTCCAAGATTATATGCCCAAGGCTGTAGAATTGATGGCTAATCAGGTTGGCCTGTTGCGTGATATTAAGAGTAATATTATCTGGGATCAAACCTCCACGACCATTGCAAGTCGCAAAAAGAAATTCAATATGTTGCCCAATTATGAGCATATTGCTGTAGTGTTTAAAACACCATCTGAAGATGAATTGAAGAAACGATTGGCTTCACGACCAGGTAAAGAAATACCATGGGAAGTGGTGCAGAGTATGATTAACCGGTTTGAAGAACCAACTATTGAAGAGGGCTTCAAAGAGATTTGGAGAGTTTAAGAATGAGAGATTATGAAAAATACCAGGCTTTTGAAAAAGAAATGCACGAAAAGTATCCGAAAATCTTTTCGCAACCTTATGGTGGGTTTGCCATTGGTGAAGGCTGGTATCAAATTATCCGATCCTTGTGTGAGAATATCCAATCGAGAATTGATTCGGTTGAATGTTATAGAAACCAATTGATTCTGCGGAATCCACATAATAACCCACTGCCCGAACCTATCGAACAGGTTGTGGTTGAACAAATTAAAGAAAAATTTGGTGGGCTACGGTTTTACTACCAAGGTGGTGATGAGAAAATCTCTGGCATGGTACATATGGCGGAATCGTGGGCGGAACATACTTGCGAAACTTGTGGTAGTGTAGGCTCAAACCGTAGCATTGGGGGTTGGTTGACAACTCTATGCGATACCCATTATAATGAACGACTTGAACAATTTAAGGAACGCAATCGTGCATGAGAAAACCAAGAAACTAGCCGAAGAGTCTGGCTTTATATTTTGGGCAGATGAAGATTGGAAACCAGAAGGTGAAGTAATCGACTGGTCTTCCAATTATGATAATGAATTGGAAAATCTAGTTGAATTGGTTGTGCAAGAATGCATATCACAAATTGCATTAGTTGGTATTTCCAATTTTGAAAATGATGACCATGGTGATATTTCTTGGACCGTATCAAAGTGTATTGAAATGATTCAGAAAAAATTTGGAGTAAAAGAATGACAGCTTGGAAAGTAACCCCACAAATTAAGAAATCCATCATCGAATATAATCATATGTCGAAAGATGGTAACACATTCATTATTGAAACTGGTTGGCGAGGCGGTGAGTTTATTGTTTACACTGAAGATGATAATCCACCTGATTTGAAACCTGGCGTTGATATTATGAATTGTGGTTATGAATCAGAAATGGTCGAAACATTTGATGGCTGTTGGGAAGAGCACCATTATGATGATTGTGATGATGAGGCACAAGAATTTATTGAAAACTTTCTAGAAGAAGGTAATTCTTATTTTGATCTAGAAGAACACGGTTGGGTTTTCACCGATTGTGAATTTATTATCGACTGTGAAATGAATATTGAAAAGATGGAAAATGAATGATAATGATGAATTGATTTACCGCGCATGGCGTGACTCCGAATCGTATCAAATACCAGTGACCGAAGAAGGTCAAAAGTTGGCAGATATTCGTTACCGTGCATTTAAGAAAGGTTGGGCATATGCACAATTCTATGCAAAACATGGTGACATTTATATGAAAGATTATCTGGAATATGGTGAGGAAGAATAATGGAAGTTTTAATCATAGCCATCTATAATCTATTTCTAGTTGGCGGTACCGCATATCTAGTGGCATTATATGACTGGAGCCCATGGTGGTTTATTCTCACATTTCTGCTATTAGCAAACACGAGGTCAAATAATGAACGATGAAAAAAGTATTTTTCTTATTATGATTGCTCTACTAATGGCATTTATGTTGTTTTATTTCTTTGGAGTATATCGAGAAAATAAAAGAATCTATGATAATTGTTTGCTGAATAATGGTGAATTAGTTCATAATGAGGCAAAGAAAATTTGTTATGAGGTCATAAAATGAGTGAAGAAGAATATGATGTTGTTACTGATGTGCTGACAAAACACAGAGATAAACTACAAGAAATGACCAATGCAAATCTAAAGTCTGAATATATCGGTTGGAATATTATGGACGATATTCGTGAGAAACAAATCTATCAAATCAACCAATGCCTCACAATGTGGAAAGAATGGAACAGAATTAATTTGGATGACGAATAGAAATGAACGTATCAACAACTCAACTATATGAAGAAAATCTGAAGCTCAAAGAAGAACTAAAACAATATCAAAAAGATATTCAGGTTTTTATTCCCAAAGAACAATTTGATGCAGTATTGGTAAAAACTAATATCGAACTAATTCAACGTGTCAATCGTTTAATTGAACTGCTAGAATCTAAAGAAGATAGCATAACACAAATTAAATTATGAGATATTTCAGTTACAATGAATATGATCCTGAAAGCCCGAAGGCTGATGAAACCGGAGGATATGTTGTAACTTTATCCGAGGAAGATATTCGCAAGGAATACTGGCCATATTGGTACGGTAAAATGTGTGAGAAGTTTGACAAAAAAACCGTGGATCAAAATTATTCTTTTGAGGATTGTCTAGATGATTGGTGTGTAGTTCATTGGGCATGGGAAGTAAAAAGTTAGAACTTTCTACTGACTTGCCATTTTCTCCAGAAGTGGTAGAATACGTACATCAAATTTTGAAAGGAAGAAAAATGCCTTATGTGACCGTCGATGTGGATGTTGATTATTATGAAGTTCTGGATCAAATGAATGACGATGATCTTATTGATGAATTGAAACGTCGAGGTGTGGATTATAACACCAAGTATGTTGGCGGTGATGCAATGCGTGAATTGCTGGAAACTATTTGGCTCAATCGCCGTAACGGTAAACCGTTTGATGCTGAACTTGATAAACTCATTTATGGTGTTCTTGGTAAGGTGATTTAAAATGAAACGATTCGGTCAAAATCAAAAGTTTCGCATTGTAATTAACGAGGTGCATTTCTATACTAACGCCAAAACTATTCGTGATGGTGTTGGTGATAATATGTTTGTGAATATGTCAATTCAAAAAGCACTCGAAGCACTTGAAGCATATCGTGCCGCAAACAAAATTAAAACTGTTGGTCTTGCCGGTTTCTGGGAAGGTCGTAATGTTCAAATTGATATTATTTAAGGAATTAAAATGGGAACTCGCTCACTCACTCTGGTTTATGATGAAGCCCGGCAGCCTATTATCAATATGTACGCGCAATGGGACGGTTATCCGTCTGGGCATGGTTTAGAATTGGCAGAATTTTTGAATTCTATCGAAGCCGTTACAAACGGTATTCTTGTCGGTGAAAAACGCAAAACTGCAAATGGTATGGGCTGTCTTGCGGCTCAAATGGTTGCACATTTCAAAACCGATGTTGGTTCTTTTTATTTGTATCCTGTTACTGCAAAAGATTGTGGGCAAGAATATGAATATCACATTTATCATGACCGTGTAACCATTCGTTTTGGTAATGGAGAACAATTTTTCACAGGCCCTTGGTCAGAGTTTCTAAATTTCTGTAAAAATCCTGTAGTAACTGAAGAATGAAAATTGTAATTAATGTTTGTTATGGTGGCTTCGGGCTTTCGAGAGAAGCCGTAGACCGCTATTGTGCCGAAAAAAGAATAGAACCTGGCGAATGGAATAAGACTTGGCATTTTTATTCCAATTTCCATTGCCGAGATATTCCTCGTGATGATGAATTGCTGGTTCGCCTTGTTGAGGAACTTGGTGACAAAGCCAATGGGCAATGCGCTGAATTGAAAATCGTAGAAATTCTTGAAGGTGTAGATTGGTACATCCAAGAATATGATGGCTTAGAATGGGTTGCGGAACACCACCGCACTTGGAGTTAAGATGATAATTGTTAAGGTTAATCTAAACAAGTATCTTTATACTTTACTTGGCCGCCAAGAGTTAATAGATTCTTGGTGGCATTCTCCCAATAAAGCATTTGAAAATAAAACTCCTGATGAAGTATATCAATCAGGCGAAGAAGGTCGGGAAAAAGTTGCAAAATATATCCTAGGATTTATTGGCGCCGGCTATAGTTGACCGG